CTCTCGATGAGCTGGCCTGCAGGCGATCGGACTCTCGATGAGCTGGCCTGCAGGCGATCGGACTCTCGATGAGCTGGCCTGCAGGCGATCGGACTCTCGATGAGCTGGCCTGCAGGCGATCGACAAACCCCGAACGAAATATACCGAAGTGGAAACCGCCTCTTTACCCACCCCCTCACCACCAGAAAAAATAAAAAACAAGAATTACTAGATTTTTCCGACGGAATTGCTACGCTGTGAAAGATGCCATTTTATGAAAGGGCGAATGAGATGAAGCGAATGGAATTTAGGGTCCAGTTTGTAGTGGATCAGTTGACAGAGGAGGGCGCGGAGTCTTTGGTAGCGAAGTTGCTGGCAAAGACTGGATCTGCGAAGGTGAATGTTGTGGGTTTCAGTCGCGTTGGTCAGGAGACAGGCGTTGGCTGGATTCCGAGTTTATCGCGTGCGGCTCCGCAGCCTCTTTCCGATACGGTATATTCGGTAACATCGGTTGACGAGACGGCATAGTTAGAGTGAGACTTCCTGCCTCGGAGATATGGAGAGCCCCGTGCGGTGACGCGCCCGCAGCACAGGAATGCAGGCAGGAGTTTTATGTCGATTGACGTGAGTGTGAACCAGTGGAAATTGCTGTCATGCCCTGCGGACTGGTGTTTGTTTGGTGGTTCGGCGGGTGGCGGCAAGTCTTACGCATTGATTCTGGACATGCTGAGGCATTCGCAGGGTCCGCATGCTCATAGGGACTTTCGTGGGAGTTTGTGGAGGCAGAGTTTTCCGCAGTTGAGTCAGCCTGGGGGGTTGATTGACAACACGAAGGACATATACGAGAAGTTTGGGGCCCGGTACAACCACACGTCGAGCGAGCACAGGTTTCCGTGTGGTGCAAAAGTCAGTTTGAACACACTTCAGAACGTGAAGAAGATCGAGGGTTATCTCGGCGCTCAGTTTGATGCGATTGGGATTGACGAGGCGAATCAGTTTTCGCAGAAGAACGTGTTGTTTTTGTGGGGTCGATGCCGTTCGAAGTCTGGGATTCGTCCGACTTTGCGGATGTCGACGAACCCGGACAGGGATTCGTGGCTTTTCCCTGTGGTTCAGTGGTATTTGGACCGTGACGGGTATCCTGATCCGGACAAGTCTGGTGTGATTCGGCATTTCCGTGTTGAGGACGGCCGGTTCAATTGGTACTCGGAGCCTCAGTTTGACGAGACTGGGGAGAAGTGCAGCAACAGTTTCACGTTTATTCCGTCGAAGTTGACGGACAATACTCATTTGATGGAGAAGGACCCGGCCTATCGCCAGCGTCTCCTCCAATTGCCGACGCAGGAGCGAGAGAGATTTCTGCATGGTTCGTGGTTGGCGAGCAGTAACACGGACGTGGAGTGGCCGAGAGAGCTGTTTGTTGATGTGTCGATCCCGTTTGAGGATTGGCCGATGCCGGAGCATGTAACGCAGAGTGTGCGGATGTTTTCGGTGGATCCGAGCAAGGGGCGGAACGAGAAGAAGGGCGACTACTCGTCGATTTGCTGTTTGATGCAGACGCGGGAGCTGAAATATGTGGACGCTGACCTGGCGCGACGGCCTCCGGGACAGATTGTGGAAGATTTGTTTCGGTTTTGTGAGCAGCCGCACCATCGGATCCGTTCGGGGGACCTGATTGGGATGGAATCGACGGCGTTTCAGGAGATTATGCACAATTTGGTGATGCAGTATGCGGCCGACCACCCGGAATATGCGTTGAGTCGGTATTTGCGGAGCGGGAACATCCTGATTCCTGTGCAGGACATGCTGAAGAAGGAGATGCGGATCCGTAGGCTCGATGGTCCGTTGAAAAGGCGAGAGTTTCGGTTCATGGACAATCCGGGCACGTCGTTGCTATTGAGTCAGTTGCGGAATTTCGATGGAATTCCGGGGGAAGGGAAGCACGACGACGGCCCGGACAGTTTGGACATGTGTCAGCAGATGCCGACGTATTTGCACGATCATTACGAGAGACTGAGGGAGAAGAAGTGATGCCGCAAGAGTTTTACAAGCCTTGTAAGCCCTGTTGCAGGTCTCGCAAGTCGACTATGGATGAGTTGGTGACGGAGATGATCGCTGTCAAGAGTTGGGTGATTACGGTAGGGGTTTTAGAGTATCTGAGTTATTCGGGAGTGTGCAGGCGTTTTTACATGAGCAGTAGGGGATACTGAGGGAGAAGAAGTGATGCCGCGACCGTCTTGTAAGTCCTGTAGGCCGACTGTTGATGAGCTGGTGACGGAGATGATCCGTGTCCGGAGTTGGGTGATTGCTGTTGGCTTCTGGGAGGATCTGAGTTACCCGGGAGTGTTCTTTGGCTGTCGCAGCAACGGGGACGAAGATTTGATAAATCGTTTTGGATGGTTGCCGTCGACGTGATAGCCTGCGTATGTGAGCGGACTGTTGCGATGGTGAAAGGGAATGATCACGATGGCGAATTTTATTGACGGCGGCAGGGAACATTCGCTGGGGACGGCGTTGGAGCTGCTTTATGTGCAGATGACGAAGGCCGCGCAGGGGATTGTCGAAGATCTCGGCATGGGCGGCGGCGGGGACATTGACGATCGGGATGTGCCCGGCGGTGAGGATCCGTTCGAGAAGGCCACGATCGACGATATTCGGGAGATGTTGGCGACCGGCGAGAGTTTGTCTTCGACGCCTTGGGGGGACAATGCGTCGGCGAACCGGATGTTTTACACGGTCGACACGGGACATTCGTATTCGGTGAAACCGAAGCAGGGGGTGGAGTCGAGCGGAGCGGTGGGCCGTGTTGAGACGTTTTTGAAGTCGTGGCTGAACGAGAACGACTGGGCATCACGGCAGGGTGAGGTTTCACTGCGGTTGGATAAACACGGAGAGTGCCTTGACCTGCTCTACTACGATCCGGACGGGATGCTCAGAACGTCATTCGTTGAGCCATCTGATCTTGACGAGGACCCGAACAGTTTGTTCTTCAAGGACGAAGAATCGGACAAACCGTACATCGACAATCTCGGCGTCCGACGAACCAATGATATTCGCAATTTACCGGTGGCGTTTTTTGTAGACGGCGGTGGGAAGGGGCAGTGGATTGGAGACCTGCGGTTCAACACGAAATCGGCAGCCCTTGCCAATTGGGCGGAGAATTCGCGGGATTTGCGGTGTCTGGTGAATTGCCGGCGGCGGAACGTGCTGTCGGTGGATCCGAGAGGCAAGACGTTCTTTTGGAACGTCCGGCAGGAGTTGAAGTGGTCGAAGACGCTGTTGAGCAATCTGATGCGGATTTCTTCGTTCCAGGCTTCGTTTGGCGCGATCCGGACGATCTCTCAGGCTGTTGGTCCGGATGCAGTCAAGAGCTTTCTGGCGACGAGTCAGAGTGGCTCGAAGGACAGCACCCCGGAGCAGATGGGGTTTCCTGCGCCGTCGGTTGTGACGATCCCGAGTACAGTGAAGTATGAGTTCCCGGAAACCGGGGCGGGGCAGTCGAACCACATCGAGGTTTTGGTGCAGTTGTTGCGGGCGTGTGCGAGCGGGATGAAATTGCCGGAGTTTATGCTGACGGCGAACGTGAGTGAGGGGAATTTTGCGAGCACGCTGGTAAGTGAAGGTCCGTTTCACAAAGCGATGCGGCGGAATCAGGACCAGATGGTCCGTGAGGACCGGATGGTAATTCATCAGGCCTTGATGTACGCAGCACAGAGCGGATCGTTTGATTTGTCAGTTGACGATGTGATGTCAGTGAACGTGGAGGTGAAGCCTCCGCGTGTGCAGACACGCAACCGGATGGAGGATTTTGAGATCGGGTACAAGTTGTGGGAGGGATCACTGCTGGACGGAAAGCAGTTGATGGCTCAGGAGGGTTTTGAGTTCGACCAGTCTCAGCCGCAGGTGAAATCTGAGAGGGACGAGGAAATTCCTCCGCCGATGATTGCAAAGGTTCCGGTGACAGGCCCTGCTCCGGATGCTAAAGGCGATCCGATGAAGGAAAAGGGCGTATCGAAGGGCGATCCAACGAAAACCGTGTAATTCCTGAAAAAAGGTTTTGGCGGCACTGGGTTTACAATTACAAACAGGAGACAGGCATGTGTAATTGCTGGAAAAACAAGAAACCGAAGGAAACGCAGACGACAGCGGCAAATCCTCCGGCTGGAACACAAAGCGGAACCAATAAATGAGCGGAATTTACACTGTTGATGCGTTTGAGCAGGTTGATGTCACGGAAGCGGAAGCTGGCGTGTTGAAGAACGTCAAGCTGTTGGGCCTCCGGTCGAAGAACCGGCGAACGTATGACACAGAGGGAGTCCGTAACACTGCACCAAAGAAACTGACTGGTGCGAGGATTTTTCTGGATCACCCAGTGGATCCGGCTGCGACTCGACAGTACAGGGACTCGTTCGGGGTTGTTGAGAGTGTGGAGTACCGCCCGGGGCAGGGGTACTTCGGTGCGATCAAGTACAACCCGGAGCATCCGCTGGCGAAGAAGTTCGCCTGGGACGTGAAGAACGTACCGAAGACGTTTGGCATGAGCATTAACGGGGTGATCAAGTCTGGATCTCGCAATTCGGACGGCGATGTTGTTGTCGAGTCTCTCGAAGAGATTCGTTCGGTTGACGTGGTGACTCGCCCCGGCACAGCCGAGGGTATTTTCGAGGAAGAGGATATGACAAAGGTTGATGAGAAGGCGACTCAGGACGCCAAGGAAGCGGAAACACTTCGTGGTGAGTTGAAGCAGGCTCTGGAAGAGCTTGCTGCAGTCCGCAAGGAAGCTGCAGAACGAAAAGACCGTGCCGAGGTGTCTGAGGCGTTTGGTGCCATCCTGAAGGAGACGACGATCGCTCAGGACCTGCAGAAAGAGATTGTTGAATGTGCGTGCCAGTTGGCCGGTGATCAGCGAGAGAAGTTCAAGGGCGTGATGTCGAAGATCGCTCCGCTGTTCAAGGTTGTGGACGACTCAGAACTTGACGGCGAAGGTGATGCGCAGACGGAAGAGTCTGAAAAGGAGAAGCCTGCTCCTCGTGTTGGATCCGGCGGTCGGTCGGCAAAGGGTGGGTACAACCTACTGGAGAGTCTTGGTCTGGGGAAATAGTCCGCTGTGACGTTTCTGTTGTGTTTTTGTGGTTTGTTTTTTGAATGGAGAGCAGAAATGCCGCAGTGTTTTGATTGCATGTACCAGCAGGGTCACTACGGGAACGGCGTGATTGAAGTTCGTCACATGAACGTCCCGGATCCTGCTGTTAATATTTGTCCCGGCGACTTCCTGACCTCGCAGGCCTTGATGACCAGCGAGAAAGAGGCGGCGCTGATCTCGTCGGTTGCTTGGGACACGAATCTGGCGACGACTCAGGAGAACGCGAAGCTCGTTTTCGAGGGTGTGTCTGCCGGCGAGTACGAAGCGAATGCCTGCATTGAGCAGGAACCGACGATGCCGTACTGGAAGTATCGTCAGGGTACGGGATTCGCTCGGCCCTACGAGATTGTTGACGCCACAGGAGCTGCTGACCCGTCGACTTGGTTGGAAGGTCAGGGATTTACGTTTGGAAAGAATTCTTCGAGCAATGCTCTTGTGAACAACAAGATCCAGATGACCAGCAATGCGGATCTGATTGTTTTCCGTGCGATTGCCAGCAGCGGTCCAACCGCCACGGCTCGGGCGATGGTTGAATTTGCTGAGTGATTGACTTCTCGGTTTGATTTCTGTTTTTTCGGCCGAGAGGCCTTGGGAGTGTAGGAAGATGCCAGACAAGGGTTTGACACAGAGGTTGGTAAAGGAAATCAAGAAGCATGGCGAAAATGCTCTTGAGCAGTTGGATGCGGCGATGAAGTCGAAGCAGATTGGCTGGAAAGAGATCGACTTTACGGCGGCTCTTGAATCCGACTTTGGACCCGACATGAAGGGAAAAGTCATGCGGATGGGTGATGACGCGATTGAAGCGATCATCACCAGTGGGACATTTAATAAAATGATCCCTCGCGTGATTCGGACTGCCTTGGCGGAGAATCCCAAAGAGCAGTACAAGATGTCTGCCGTCGTCCCGGTGGAAACCAAAGGCGAGTGCGAAGACAGCACGGAAGATCACGGCGTGTTTTCGGATCCTGAAGTTCAGGAAATCGGAGAACTGGAGAAGCCTCCGCTGTTCGGCGTTGCGACAGACTACATGAAGCACCCGAAGGGTCGGATGAGCGGTCTTTCGTTGGCGTTCACTCGTGAAGCGTTGTGCCGGGATCCGAACAGTTTCATCCAGAAGCAGGTTCCGAAGATCGCGGACGCCCACAACCAGTACAAGGAGAACAAAATCCTTGATACGTTCATTGGGTATCTGCACACGTTCAATCGATCTGGAACAGCGTACAGTACCTACTACGCGGCTTCCGGAACTTCATTTCCGAGTGGTGGTCCTTGGGTGAATGCGGCATATAACAATTTCCTATGCAGCAATGACCTGCAGTCTGTGCGGAACATGTTCTACGATCACCGCGACATGGTTCATGGTCGGCCGATCGAAATCGACACCGACAATCTCACCTTGCTGACCAGCAAGCAGAACGCGGACAGAATTCGTCCATTGCTGCTTGCATCGGCAATTGAAAATGACGAGGCGTGTTCCGGCGGAGAAACCCGGAAGTACATCATGACGGCAGAAGTTGCCAACGGCATGACGTTCGACCTGATGTCGTATCAGCGGTTTGTTGATCGGATCAAACTTCGGTACGGAGTGAGTGCGTCTAACGCTCAACAGTGGTGGTGGGCTGGGCGTATTCCGGAGTTCATCAGTTGGGTGTCTCAGATCTCTCCAACCGTTACACGATGTCCTCTTGGTGCTGAAGAATGCCAGCGAAGAGTTGTCGCACTTTACACCAGCGTCAGCAAGGGGTATGCTTATATCACGAACCAGTATGCAGGCGTGATGCTCGAACCAGACTAATCAACTGATCGGAAACGAACAGACATGAAGTCATTAGGAACGGCCATGCCTTGCATGGCCGTTTTCTTTTTTGGCGTGAAAGAAATAAAATGTCAAGTGGGTATGATGATCTGGAAAAGGTTGATCAGGCTGAGTCTTCATTGCTGAGCAGCAAATCGAAGATTTGGCTGATTCGGATGCCCGGCGGTCCCTTGAAGGTCGTGAAGAGCGTAAAGCAGCCTTTGACTGTTGAGCAGGCGAAGGCTGTGTATCGGAAGTCTGTGAACTGCCTTGCTTCTGAATGCGACGTTGATCGAGAGTTGGAATGGCCTGAACTGAAGCCGATTGATGAAGTCACTCTGGCGCAGCGATACCCGTTCCTGATTGAGATTTCAGAAGTCACGAAGAAGCCGCGAGCCCTTGTGGAGTGCTGAGCCATGGCGTCCTGCCTGACGTGTGCGGAACTGGAAGTGAAGATCTGCTCCCTGGCTGAAGAGATGGCCACTGATCCGGGCTGCGCAGGACACAAGGTTGTTGAGTCCGGGATCTCGTTTGATTACACGTCGCAGTTGATGGCAAAGCGAGAAGCCTTGTCGGTGTATCGGCAGATGTGGACCGACAAGAAGTGTGGCGACACGAACGAGGGCGGGATTTACGAGTTCGTCCATATTGCTTGCACAAAGCCAGTGGACTGTGTTGGCAGCAGTTGCAGGACGCGACATAGCCAGAGGAAGCACCGGAGGTATTACCGATGAGTTCGTGCTGCCCGGAAAGCTGTGCCTGTCAGGACTGGCTGACGACGTTTTGTGACTACGTCACGGTGACTCATAGATACTGCGGGCAGGAGACTGTTTTTGAGAAGGCCAGGGGGAAAGGAATCCCCTCTGAGTCTGCTCGGGCAGATGCTGGGGTGAATCCTGCAGACAGGATCTTCGAGTTTTCGTCGCTGGAGCAGGATGTTGGGTCGGGGATTGGGGCTCGGATTGTTGATGAGAACGATCAGGAGTGGATGGTTTACAAGGTTGAGAAGATCAGGTCGTTTTGCCTGACTCGCGTTTGGGGTCGAAACATCGAGTCGTGTTTCGCGTTGCTCGGGAAGATCGACGTTTTCGAAGCGATCCCGTGCGACACTGATTGCGGCGAGGCTGAGGAAATGCGGCATATTGGCCGGCTGAAAGGAAACATTCTGACATCTGGTGGAACTCAGCAGTACCAGAACGATTCGGACAGCATGGTGGTGGAGTATTCTGCCACGATTGCAGGCTGGCCGTTCGGGATTCATCCGAAGCCCAGCCACAGACTGAGACACAACGGGACGACATATCGAATCAGCCGGTTCACTGACAGCGGTCCATTCCTGCCGTATACCCTGACGCTGGAGAAAGTCGATGATAGTCAGTGTCAGAATTGAAGATCACAGCGAGCGGATCAAGCTGCTGATTGAGCAGAAACTTGGCGACTTGTGTGAGCATGCCGCTGAACTTCTGGCTGAGCAGTACAAGGAAAGACTGGGCAGGCAAGAGGCTCCTCCGCATAGCCGCGCAGGCAGAACCCCATATGCGTACAATGGATGGAAACCGGGAGGGTTTGGTCCTGTGAATCAGGACACGACAGTCAACAACATCCCCCCGTTTTTTTCGGCGGTTCAGCAGGAATCTCTGTACACATACATCAGCACAATGTATGGGTCTATCGGATTTCTTCGTAAGGGTCATGTGACCAAAAGAGATCAGAATTACCTGCTGTACTACAGCATCCGTCAGGACTCCGCACGGCGAGAGTGGGTGGTGAAAGAGTACAGGCAATACAAGAAGCAGTTGGTTTCTCAATTGCGACAACGAATGAAGGAGAATCTGGCGGCTCGTGGCGGGCAGTCGGCAACTCCATTCTGAAAGGGCGATCATGGTATTCAAGATTTACGGTGCTGGATCTGTAGTTCGTGTGGAAGCATATTCGTCGGAGCACGCCGAGGCGGTGTTTCTGGAGGCGAACCCTTCTGTGTCTGTTGATCGGATTTTAGCGAGACGCTGCGATGCCTGAATGTTGCATTGAGGATGCGTTTGTTACGGGACTTCGTTTGCTGGATTGCACCCCGATTCCGGGGGACAATCACTACTCTTTCCTGCGAAGGAAGGACGATTGTTTTCCGTATTCTGTGGTGACGACTTCGGTTGTTGCCGGCCTGCGAACGTCAGATGGCTGCGAAAAAATCCAGCAGGTGAAGCTGTCGGGGTATTTTTCCGTGGACAAAATCTCAGACTGCAATAAATTCAGGGCTCTTGTTGAGGACTGGGTTTTTGGAAAGAACTGCATTGCTCTCGGTGATTGCGGATGCTTTTGTGTCCGGTCTGTTGTCCCTGGGCAAATGCTGATTGCAAACAACGCGGTTCAGTTTTCAGTGACTTTGACTGGTAAGTATTCCGCTGCCGCACCGGTGGCATAAGATTGGAGAGTTGAGATGCCATTTTCTGCAGGCGAGTTGTGCTGTTCTTCGAAGGCGTGCGTGTTACTTGGCGTGACTTCCGGTTCCACGACGACTTTTGACAAAATTCCGCACGTTACGAATGTGAGTGTGCAGCTCCAGTCAAACAACCCGAAGCTCGTGACAAGTTCTACACAGGGCAAGGAAACCAGCGCGTGCGGGACTGTGACTCAGACGGGGACTCTTGAACTCGCGTGTCACAAGGGGGTTGGTCCGGGGTTGTTGAACGTCAATAACGTCTACCAGATTGTATGGTCGCAAGATTGCGACAATATCTGGGACAGCGAAGACTGTGTTGCAACAACTTTTACCAATGACTATTTGCACGCCTACATTCGCATCACTCAGGTTCCAATCAACTACAACATCAGCGGTAATCAGGCTCAGCTTTTCAGTTACCAGTTTGAAATTGTTTCTTGGGTTGTTGGTCCGGATGATTACCAGCAGACTCCAGAAGTTGTCACTACTCTTTTTGACTGCTGAGAACTGAGGCGACGATGATCAAAGTTCAGGTTGGCGGAACTGAACTTGTGATTGCTCCCAAAAGGCTGCTCGACTACTGCGAGAAGATTGATTTCATTAAATCTCGCAGAGAGCGGCCTTGGGATCTTTTGCAGAAGGTTCCGAAGAATCTATCGGCACAGGACTTCACGGCATTCGTTGAGATTGCCATGCAGACCTGCTACAAGTTTTCGTCTGCAGTCTCGATTCAGGAGGAACTGCAGTTTGACACGTCCGAGGAGGGGTTCTACTTTGACCTCTGGCGGGCGATACGGCGAGGCAGTCCGGCGGGTAAGAAGAAGCAGGCAATCAATCGTCTGACGAATCCAGATGCCGAGAACAAAGAGCCTTGGCGTCAGGGAATCATGGATGCCAGAACGCTCTGGCAGAACGCGACGGACGACGAGAAGGCTTCGTTGAAGGCAGCGCTGTTTGCGTCTGACCAGCAGGCAATCCTAAAAAAATCCGATGGCCCGCCCGTGAGCGAGAAGAGCGATCCGGGACCGCAGGGCCAGGAAAAAACGTCTCCCTGAACATTGAAGATCCATTTGCCGTTGATGGGCAGGAGATCTCCGGATGCCGGTACAAAATGCTGGCAATATCTGTGTGCCGAACTACGCACTTGTCGTTAGAATCGGCGATGGGTTTGACGTTGATTGAGGCTTATACGGCGATCGGTGGAGTGTGTTATGTCTAGCGGATCCGCAGATTCCTTGATGGATGTGTTCGTCAACATCCAGCCAGATCCCGAAATGCTGAAGGCGTTCAACGAAACGATCGCCAATACCGTAAAGAACACTCGCGAAGCGTTCAATAAGCTGCAGGCGACTGCGGATATCACTGCAGCGAAGATGGCGACTGTTGGGGGGGCTGGAGGCCGAGGCGGCGGACAAAAGCCGCCTGACACTGACGCTGGCCGCCGAAGCGAGCTGGCTGCACAGATCAGGGCTGCATCGGATGAGCTGCAAAGGCTGAGGCAGTTGACGGGATTTACAAAGGCGGAACTGCAGGAGATTGGCCAGTCAGATCTTGCAAAACCCTTCAACGCATCATTGCGTGAAGCGTCGGCGTTGTCGCTGGAGCTCCGGCAGATTAGGATGGCTGCAGACATGGATGAGGAGGCTTTTGCTGACGTTGAGGCACGCATTGCTTCCATTCAGTCGAGAGTTAGCGGCTTGGTGACTAATCTATCCCAGTCTCGGGCAGGTTCACAGATTCAGTTGGCGATTAGTGTTGATGAGGCAGATACAGTTGCAAACATCAGAAAATCAATTTCCGAAATCGAAGACCAGATCAAGGTCAAAAAAGTCGGCATCGAACTGACAGCTCCGAGACTTGTTGGTTCAGCGTCAGGGGAGGATCGCGAGAAGATCTATTTGCTTGTAAAAAACCTTCGAGAAGCAGAAATTGCTGCGGAGCGATTTAAGAAGCAGATCGACGGCACTCCGGAATCTTTTCAGCGATATGAAGGAGCGATGAATGGCGTAAAAGAAGCTACGGAAGCATACGGCGCTGGGCTCAGCGAGATTGAACAGGTTCGCGGCAAGTCCTTCAACAACCTCGCCAACAACGCCTATCAGCTTGGGCAGGCGTTTGAAGATGCGGCGATCGGGTATCAGCTCAACGGAATCACTGGGGCCGTGCGCGGGGCAAGCAACAACGTATCGTTTCTGATTAACGATTTGTCCCGGGTTCCTTTGGTTCAAAGTAAAATTGCAAATGCGTTTGGGACGACTGAGAAGAAAGTTGCAGATCTTCTTCCATTGGTTTCTGGTATTGGAGCTGCACTTTTAATCACAGTTTTGCCTCCGACAGTTGAATGGCTCGAATCACTCAACGACATCAAAGCGGAATTTGATGACATCTCCGCAATTTTGTCCAGAACATCGGGAGACATTGATTTTTCAGTTGAGTTGAAAAATACAAGACAGCAGCTTGAAGAGGCTGTTTATGGAGCAGAAAGCTTTAGCGATTCTCTGAAATCAGCACTTGATTATTCAAGAGAAATAGACGACTCAATGCAATCGCTTGGCGCAAAAATGCAGTCACTTGCGACAGACAAGGTTAAAGTTGGCCTTGAAGATTCTCTTGCTGCTTTTGATGAGGCTATCAAGTCTATTCCTGAAAAGTCAGGAGAGATGGTAAGTGCCTTAGTTTACATGACAAACAAAAACGCAGCAGCAATGGAGTTGACTGGAAATCAGTTTTCTGTTTTTTCTGAAGAGGCTATTACTGGAACAAAAAATCAAATCAAAACACTTGTTGAGCAGGAGAAGTCTCTTCAGAAACAAAGAAATACAATCCAAGAGATTGATTCAATAGTTCGTAAGGTTGGTGCTGGAGAAATTCTTTCGGCAGAAGAAATTACAAAAACAAAAGACTCGCTCAGAGAATTGAGCGACATTTCAAAGCAGCTTTCTGAGGCCGGGAGCATTTATCAAGGCATTGATGTAGAAGCTGGTTTTGTTGAAAAACTGCAGCAGAACATCAGTTCTGTCACTACTGAGTTTGAGGCATTTTCAAATGCTTCCGATGAAATAGCAATAAAGCAGCAAGCGTTACAGGATTCTCTTGGCGAGACTGTAAAGAAATTCTCTCAACTCATGAAGATTGACCTTACTGCAGTCAAAATCAAGGAACTTGAGGGGCTGCTGACTCCCGAGGCTGGAGGGTTGATTGAAATCGCCAATCAGGCTGAAAAAATTGGAGCATCATTTCTTGAACTGAAAGAAAGGCTAAAAGACCAAGGGGCTTCAGATGTTCTTCTGTCTCAGGTTCAGAAGCTCGCCGACAGGACAATTCAAGACAGGTCAAAGCTTTCTCTGCTTGAGAGACAGAAAGATCTTGAAGATCAGATCTTGAAAATCTATGAGCAAAGCACTCAGGAAGTTGAGAAGCAGACGCGAAGTCTTAAATCTCAATCGACGACCCTTGAAGATCTGTCAAGAAATCTGCAGCAAAACGTCTTGAGTTCATTTGAGAAAGAGAATGAATTTGCTGACGTGAAAAAACAGCGACAAACAGAGTTGTTGCAACTGGCAGAAAGATTGAATCAAGTCAACATGGCAATTGATGTTGGCGGGAAGCCAAGTTTACTGCAGAACATCGCGACTCGTCCTACAATGGAGTCACAGATGGGCATGATGATGGGCGTCGGCGGAATTGCTGGTGCGGTGGAGCAGTCGGTTTATTTGGCAAAGATTGCGGCATTGCTTCAGAAAACAGTTGAGGGTCTTGGTGGTGTAACTTCTGCTCAGTCTGAAACAAAAGACGCAATCAAACAACAAGACACGAAAGCAAGGGCTGGCCAATGACACGCATGTGTTCGAGTTACACGTTCTCGGTTGATGCGATGCCGTCACCACAGTTGCCGCAGTACAGTGGCGGCAAGGTGACGGCAAGTCGTGTGTTCCGAATGTCTTGTGAGTACGCCGAGCAGTTCGCTCTTCGGCAGATCGGTAAGTATTACGGGAATGGGGCCTACACCGTTCCTCAGCTTCCGGCAAGATATCCCATTCAGTTGGGCCTTCCTGTCCCGACAACGCCACCATATCGACAATTGAATCTGGTGGCGACATCATTTTCAATTAGTCAGATATCCACAGGCAACTTCAATTCCACGTACCCACCAGACAGGAATAGCCCAAATCTGCTGGTCAACTGCATCAAAGATCCGGAAAACCCGGATCAGATGGAGAAGAATTACTTCTATGACTTCAGCGAGTCCGACTGGACAATACGCTCTGGCGGATCCTGTCAGTGCGAGGCCTCTGTTCAGATCAACTATGAGGAGCCGCCATGGCAATGCACAGGGCCGACTGCCGGGATCCTTGATTCGTCGATGGGTATTATGCCAGAAACAGCGTTGTCAATTGAAAAGACAGCAGGCTATGAGATGTACACTCTTCCAAACAGAAACCTTGAATGGAAGAATATGACGACGGGTGACAAGGCTTTGAAAGGAGACTCGTATGCAACAGTGCTCATCCCAAAGAAAGATGTGACTGTTGATTGGCACAATGTGCCGGTGTCGAAGCTCTGTCAGATTGAAGCAAGGCTTGAAAGTTTTCGCGGCACAGTAAACGACGCTGAATTTGGAGTTCTTTCTCAGTGTTTGTGTTTTTCCGGGGACAATAGCAGTTGCTCGGAGACCGGGAGTGCATGTCCTTTTGAGCTGGACACGCTACTGTTCCTTGACTGGACAGAAGAGCGACAGTTCAGGACAGTGGCGTTCAAGAAGATGAACACAACGACGCTTCGGTTGCATTTCAAGCAAAAGCGAATCTTTACAGACTATGAACCAGCAATTGTCGGATGGAATCATTTGCTTTGCGATAAACAACCAAGTAATGACGATCCGTCAGTTTGGCAAGAAGTTCAGGTAAAAGAAGGTAGTGGCGGAATTCCACTTTATCGCCGCGCGAGCTTTGACACAATTTTTTCGGATATTTGAAATGCAGCCACAGCGATGGTCGGCCGGAGATCCGATTTCAGCGGGGAAGCTAAACAGCCTGACACGAGAGGCTGTTCGAGGGCGAAGTGCTGAGTCAATTGGACCCGGAAGCGCAATGGTCGGAGATAACTTCGGACCAATGTCTTCGCATCACCAGAAGCCGCAGATCCATCTTTGTGTGGCCACCGAAGATTTTGAGGCAGACACCTACACTGACAACTATCTGGCGTTGGACAAGGTTCCGTCAGGAAAGTGTTTGCTGGTTCGGTTCAATAGTTCGACTGGTGACTATGAAGAAGAAACCTCATTCGAGCCATTTCGAGTTTGGGATCCGTTTGCTGCCATCAATAAAACAAAATCAAAATCAAAAGGAGATGTTTTTCAGGCATTCCTGAACAAGGATAATCAGCGGATTGAGGCTGTGCAGGACTTCCGGATTACTGAAGGATTGGTCATTGCCTGCCTTGGTCAGGGATGGTACGAAATTGAAATTGCAAAGTGGGAAGCAGAGCCAAAAATCCCTGGAGCATCTGGTTCTCTTTATGATGACACAGAGGAGTGCGATATTTGCGTTCTGACAGATTTAATACCAAAAGAGACAGAGCCATTATGCAACACTCGCGAAGTAAAGATTGACAATCCGCGTCCAGTCGGGATTGGGATCAATGTTTACGCTCACGATGCTCGCAGGATCCCTCTGAAAGATGGCGGCCATGTTCGAATGGTGCGGACACATACGAGCAAGTCCGGGGATCCGCTGTACGCAATCATTTCTGGAGAATACAAACTGCTGGCAATTGCGAATCCAGACTATGAGTGCTGTGACGGGGAGGTTGTTCAGACTGGATGCACCTACTATGTCGTCGAGGGGATTGAGTGCCAGATCTACAATAAAGACTGCCCGTCATGAATGGGAATAAAAAAAAGGCTGTCGTTCAATGCTGCTGCGTTGCTGGATGCGTTGGGTGTTGTCTTCCGGTTGATTACTCAATCCCACAGTATCCAGATGGCGTTGTGAAAAACATTCCTTTCCAGTTTGTTGCACCGAACTGCGATGAGCTCAATGGCGATACGAACACGTTTGTCCCAATAAACCCAACAAGCTCTGTGATGGGGAAGTGCGGACCATGCTCGTCCTACCTTGGGCAGAATGTTGTCGTTCTTTCTGGTGTTAGGCTGGTGGCGATTGGAAGTTGTCTTCCAACTCCATGCTCTGTGAATGTGTGTTTAATTCTGGACTGCGGAGAAAACGAATCTGTTGCTCCCGGGCTCGACAGTTGTTGTGGCCGAATGAGGCTCTGGATTGGTACAAGCGAGCAGCAGGCAGAAGATGACGGAAGCAAACCTGCTCAGTCAGGCTCATTTTCCTGCACTTCATGGAAAAAAGTGAACGCACTGCAGTGCGCCTGCGATCCCGAAGACGGAGTGTCGGCAAGGTTTCCTTTTTCCCTGAACTTTTCCTGCCCAAAATACACTACTGGACCATGCGCCGGCGAGGATAACTGCTGCAAGGTAGTCTGCAATCTGACTGGCGCGGAGATTGTGATATGAGCAATACTTCATGCGAATGTTCGATTGCGGGGTTTTGCAGTCGACGAAATGCCACAATCCCTGAAATACATTTCAAAAAATGCCAGTCAGGAAAGGCTGATATTGTCGACAAAATATACTTGCGAGACATGGCTAATCAGGCTCCTCCAAAGCGGCGACTTCAGAAAACCAGATACGGAAACAAACTCGCCGAGATCATTGCAAGGAATACGGGAGAGCACGTTGAATGCAGCGGATGTGACAACGAAATCGCCAAGCTAAATGCAATGACCGCAGACGAAATCAGGATGAATGCTGAGTCAATTGCAGATGGGATACTGATCAGAGGAGCATCCAAAGCCCGGACATGGTGGCAAAGAGTGGCGTGCAGCTTTGCGACAGAAATACTCAAGAAGCGAATTGTTGAATGGATCAAAGAGTCGATAGATGGGCCTGCAGTTGTTCCGGATGAAACATGGACATCCAGTAAGAGGCACCTGACATTTCATGTTTATCCGACATCGCACCAAGATTCATGGCAGTGGAACCTTCAGCAGATCGCTAAAAGATGGGACATTTTCAACGGCAAGAAAACAATTGGAATTGCTGTTGATCTAAAAACCGTGACTTCAAATGTTGTTCTTGAGTACGCTAAATCACTTGGATTGCGATTTGATCATGTCATAGAAAAATCCAACTCAAGAACGCTGAGAGAAGTAATGACATGGATCCCAATGATTGAATCTCTTGGCATTGAACTGCTTGGCCCTGACGACGTTGTTTTCTCGTGCCACGCAAAGGGAGTTAGGCACAATTCCAGAGAATCGCATATTGAAGCGTGGGCTGACTTGATGTATCAAAGCTGCCTTGACTACATGCCCCTTGTAGACAGTCTGATGCAATCGTATGTGTCGGCCGGTAGCTTTAAGCGATATGGAATGTTTGGAACTCCGGGAAACAATCGATGGCATTACAGTGGCACCTTTTTTTGGTGGAAGCCACATGAGCTGTTCCGAAGAAACTGGAAAAAGGTTGATCGTCGATTTTTTGGCACAGAGAGCTGGCTCGGCCATCATTTGCAGAAAGATGAAGCAGCCTGTTTGTTTCTGGAAAATTGTGGCGATTTGTATCACAGAGATTATTGGGAGCAAGAAGTATGGCCAAAATGGGAAAACTGGAAATTGGAGGCGGCGCAAAAAGTGGGTTGCCAGAAAGACTAAATCTGGACATGCTTGATGGGGCAGATATCGTTCACAATCTTGAAAGCGGTGTATTGCCGTTTGAGGACAGTTCTTTTGATGATATCTATTCTTCTCACTGCATAGAGCATGTGTCGAAGGTGCATGAGATCATCGGAGAGATACTGCGAGTATCAAAGATTGGTGCTCGTGTTGAGATCAGGGTTCCACACTGGTTGCATTCAATGGCGTCCTGCCCTGGGCATTGTCATGTCATCAGTGACAGGCAGTTCGGAATTTGGTGCGATCAGCCGCAGTTCCATCCGTTTCCAGTCGGTAAAAGACTGAAGATGATATCGATACATTATCAGCCAGACGTTGCTTTTTATTCGTTCAAAAAAGCGTTTCCAAACTTGCACGAAAACTTCATATTGGAAAATATGCCGAATTGTTGTCATGAGGTGCGGTGTGTGATGGAGGTTGTTTTCAATGGCTGAATTGGCAATTATCGAAAATGCCGTCTTAGAGCGGGCTTTGCAGTCGATGGAAGATGCTTGGCCGCACGAACACTCAGATGCCTGGCATCGGTACAGTGGAGCAATGGGCGAAAAGCTGGCTACTTTGCATTGGCGATGTTTGCCAGCGGAAGTATGGCCAGTGATTTCCGCCGTCGGATTTCATATGCAGAGGCTTTATTCAGAATGCGTGATTGATTGGCAACTACACGGTGCTGGCCTGCACCAAATCAATCCGGGAGGATGCTTGCCACGTCACTTGGATAGTGAGATCCACCCGAGAACAAGACAGACTCGATGGCTATCTGCTGTTTTGTTCACTCACAATTCTCCACAAGAGTCAGATGGCGCACTTATTTTGGAAGGCAAAGTCTCAATACGACCACAACGGGGCACATTGGTGATTTTCGAGACCCCAAATCAGTGGCATGAAGTTTTGCCGACGACAGTAAAGCGAAAAACCGTCGCACTGTTTGGGTATCGCGATGAAGTATCTGAAGGCAGAGCATCGGCTTTGTTTGAACCAGTGGGGAAAAAATGAGAATCATTACGCTGGTGATTTTGAATGCAATTTTAGTCGCCATGTTTCCGAATGCTTTGGGCAGATTGGATGTTGAGTCTGAGCGGCAACAGGCATGGGCTCAGTATTACGAAGACACGAAAGATCTTAGCAATGGATTTGACGACCGTCATCGTCTCCGTTGAATTCAGTGACTTCCTGTCAATGACGCTGCCCTGGAATCAGAAGTCACTCGGCCGAATCCTTGTCGTGACGGATCCGGAAGACGAAGCAACGATTGCAGTAGCAGAGCAGCACGGCGCGGAGATCCTGACGACCAAAGTATTTGAGCAGCGGAATGCGTATTTCAATAAGTGGTCTGCTGTCAATCAGGGGCTCGACTATCTGTCGGCAAATGAGTGGTGTCTGATTCTGGATTCAGACATTCTCCTGCCACAGGAGTGGCCTGTGTTTCGGCCAAAGGTTGGGAATCTGTATCAGGCGAGGAGATTGCAGGTTCCGGACTGGAAGAAGAAGATCGAGCCAGAGAAGCACTGGAAACGATACCGAAAAATTACCGAGCGCCCGAGCGGATACTTCCATCTGTTCCACGCCAAGGATCCCCGGGGATCAAGATACCTCGACTGCTGGCGATGGTGCGGCACTGGTGACTGGGAGTTTCAGGACCGGCGGCCCGAGGCGTCGAAAGTCCTGATGCCGTTTGATGTAGTGCATCTGGGTACACCTGAAGTAAACTGGTGTGGTCGGTCGGAAATGTTCTGTGATGGAAGCATGCACAGCAAAGCCACGGAGCGAAGGCTGATGGCGCAGAGCCTTCGTCGCCAGACCAGAATCAATGCAGGGCTCGACGATAAGTACCAAGGGGATCGGATTCAGTGAAAGTCGTGCTGTTCATCTTGAGCGAGTATTTCGAAGTCGACAGCTCGAAGTATCGGCTGGCGATCACTAACGAAACACTGATCCCGAGCCTGCGCGTGATGGACCGCAATGGCCACGATGTTTCGGTGGTTCTGCGAATGAGTCCGATGGATCCCAGGTGGACGGCCAGAGTTGCGGCGTTTGAGTCCTCGGGGCTTCCGGGCTGTCTGTGGCATAACCATCGCAGGATCTCGTTCGCCAAGGGACCGCCTCCGTATGTTGAAGTGAACCTGCCAGATGATCTGGCGCTCAGTCCGGACTGGCTTATGAAGACGATGAGCATCGTTGAGTCGATACCCGAGGGGGAACAGAACGTCTGGGTCAATAGCCACGCAGGCTGCGTGTTCGATGCTGAGGGTATTCGGGAATGCCGATCGGTGAACAGTGGATTCAAATGCAGACTCGTCCGGACACTGAAGCGAATGCCGGCGATTGGAGTCCCGGGGCCTGAAGATCCAATCTGGATGCAGCCACAGCACAAAATGATGTCCGGAGTGGAGATCGAGTCTTATTCAGAAAATGTTCTGAATAAGTTTTGCTGGGATTCAATTCATCTGAATACACTCCGAAGGTATTGCGAGTTGCGTGTGTGTACAGGCACCTCGGCCGGTGCAACGTCATATCGTCACCGCAGCAAATCAGTTATTCACGCAAGAGATTATCGAGGCGGGCGTCTCCGATGAGTCTTACAGAGCTGTTTGTATTCTGGCTCGCCGTGTTCGGCGTGAGCATTACCGTTTCGCAATTGCACGGGCCATTCGGGCTCTGCAGCAGACTTCGTCAGTTTGTGTGGGCGAAAACGAAGAGTGAATGGATCCGTGACGGCATTTATTGCCCGATCTGCGTGTCCTTCTGGGCTTCGATACCGTTGGCTGTGCTTGTGAGCCCCCATTTGACGGTGATTGAGTTCATCGGCGTTTGGTTCAGTGGCGTAGGATTCACGGCTACAGTCAAATATCTGTCGCCTCCGGGTGATCCCGAAGGCGGAGCATAATCCTGTCGGGGATGCCATTCCGAAAGGATTGGAACGCCCCTCTCCGGCAGGGTTTTCTTTTCTGGAGAGTTGAGATGAACGAGAAAGTTCTTGGCGCATTGGTTCGGCATGTTTTGACGATTGCCGCAGGGGCTCTTGTGAGCAAGGGCATTCTGGAGTCATCCACCGTTGAACCACTGGTTGGTGGGTTAATGGCGGTGATTGGCGTTGGCTGGAGTGTGTTTCAGAAGGTGAAGGCATGAACATTGAAATCAACTGGACGATGGTCACAGGTGTTCTGATGATTGTTTCCGGAGCGGCGTGGTCTGCCTGGGGAGCAATTAGAAAACTCATTCCGGTGAAAAAGTCGTCCGTTGTTTCATCTGGTGGAACTTCGCAGGCAGATTGGGTCAAAGAGATCTGCTCTGTCTGCGAACCTATTCCGGCAGAGAAGACTCTGGAGATCCTGAAAGCGGGTTTCACACGGACACAAGCTTTAGAGGCTGTTGTGAAGTGTTTAACGGAAGGAGCGAAGCCTTGAAACCTCCTGTCGCGTTGCTTTTGATTGGCGGCCTGATGCTGGCCATCGCAGGGACGATCGACAATTCGCCGGCGTCACGCAAGCAATCTTCTCTCGACGCTGCAGGAACGGCGTTCAGGAAGTATGAGTCTGCTTGGCGAGATGCTCAGAAAGGCCTTGCTGAGCGATTGGAGCGAGGCGAGATCACTTCCGAGTCTGATGCCTCGAAATGGTTCGGTTCAGCGAATGCTGCAGCAATGAAGGCGGCGTTTCAGCCTCTGGTTGAAACAGAGTACGAAGTTTTTGGCGGCGACAAGTGGACAGCTCAATCTCAAGCGAAGTTTATCAGAGGTTATGTCAATGAGTGAACGCCCCGGCCTCATCATTCCTTCTGCGGAAGAATTTCAGTACGTCAACAGCACGATGCTGGTGAAGGCGATTGATGCTCGCGACTTCCCAAATTGGGAACAGCGACTGCTCGATCCGAAGAACGATCCATGCCCGCACATGGAGATTGAACGACAGCAGAGATCGGACTGCCAGGGGAATGCAGCGGCCAACGGCGCGGAGAAGCGAACGTGGTATTGCACTGGAGTGATGCCGAAGCTCTCTGAAATGTATGCGTACAATGCCTCGGAGTATGTGACCGGCACAAAGTACGTTGGGCTGGATCAGGGCACGACGATGACCAGCGGAGTCATCATTCAGACAAAGGGAATCACAACTCTCGGAGTAGCTCCCGGGATTCCCATGGAGTCAATCTGGTCTTATTCCAGTTACGAGAAATCGGCCTCGCGGTTTGCCACGCGAGCGAAGCAAACGAAGATTGAAACAGCGAACATTACCGAGCATGGTGAGATGCCGGACTTTCAGGGAATGCTGATTGCTGTCGCGGCCGGTGGTACTGGACACATCGGCACGAACTGGAATGTGAGCTGGCAATCGCTGAATGGCAAGAACTTGATGGACCGAAAGCCAATTGGCGGCGGTGGCCATGCCACCGAGATTATTTGGGCCTACAAGATCAATGGGAAATGGTATCTTGTCGTGTGGAATTCACACGGTTACGGATACTATTTGATGAGCCAGCGAGCGTATGAAGAGCATCGAGACTGGCAGCCATACGGAGCATACCTGCTGATGCCGGATCAGCCGGTGAAGCGTTTCGAGGATCGCCGGGTGACTGGCGGCGGATACATTTTGGGGAATGTTGCATGAGATGTTTGCTGCTGTTATTTGTGTGTGGATGTGCTGCTGTTGAAGCGACTCCGAAGGAGGGCCCGTCACTGCCTCGTGATGTTATGGACGCAATCATCCGACAGGCGGACAATCAGACGGCCATTCTTGCGAAACTCGACGCCATCGAGTCGAAGACTCAGGAGATTCAGTCTGCGGTTGAATCTCAGAAAGCAGTTCCGGAAGAAAAGCCTGCAATTGAGGTGAAGGTAAAAGATCCCGGGGTTCCGCTTTACGTATCGACAATCCCGGGATGTCTTCCCTGTCAGAAACTCAAGGACGACTTGGAAGCTGGTAAGTTCGAAGGCTTCGATGTGCAGTTTGTTGATGATCCGAATGTCAATCTGTATCCGAGGATCCGGTACGACGATCCCGATCGTCCGGGGAATTCGGCATGGATGACAGGATACAACTCACAAACGATTGGTTTTCTCAAGTCTCGATTGCTGAAAGGTGACTCAGATGCCGTTGGCCAAAGTCCGCAGACAGGTTCCAGGCAAAGCGGCAGCCGAGTTGCTGTTCCGGTTGTTCAGAGGCGAACAAGTCGAAATCGCGGGTTTCTCGGTTTGTTTGGCTCCTCCAATTGCGCTTCCGGAACCTGTCGTTGACGGTGATTCGATCCGATGGACGTTTCAAAGTGGAATCAGGATCGGAACTCCCGGTCCTGATTCTGTTGTGACAGAAATTGTGCAGACTGAATCGGAGATCCGGTTCAAGGTTGGCATGTGGGCAACAGTGATTTTGGAGCTAACATGAGCATCGAGAACGAACTGGCGGTGGCTTTTGACTGCCATTCTCTGCTTGCCGACAATCAGCGGGCAACGCCGGCAGAGGTTCGGCGGGACAAGAAAAGAACAGAGAAACGCCAGAGGATTCTGGCGATTCAGGACAGGTTCGCCGATGTGTGGGAGTCCGATCAGCGGCCTGAATCCAGAGAAGCGGCTGTGGCCATGCTGACTCCTTTGGCCACTTACATGTTGAGCTTTGTGTTCAGGATGCTGGCAAGGAAAGTGATCGAGTGGCTGTGGGACAGGTACACCAAAGCCGAAGCATGTGGGGAGTTCCACCTAGCGGTTTCCAGATAATCTGTTGCGTGAAATTCGGTGTTTGATAGTATCAGCAGGACAAACACCCCTTGCCGGACTGGACGCGATGGATGAAAATGAGAAAAAAGATGATGGCATCGACATCAACATGCCCGGATTCCAGGGCAGCGTTGACAAAAACGTCTTGATGGCCATTGTTCATTACATGGGACCCCATCTCTGGGTGATCGTTTACACGACTGGATGGGGAATTGCAGCAATCACTCTTGGATATGCAGTGAGTCTTGTATGGAACTGACCACCGAATTTTACCGAGCGGCAATGGTGTCGTGGACGTGCTTTATTTTTGGCATGATCCTTTTCCATGGTTATCGGAATTGTCGGTCAAGCCAGAATTTGAGTAAGATCCTGCTTTGGCTTTCGCCAGCAGTCCTGACAGCGTATGGACTTCATTCTGTTCAGGTGTGTGATCAGATTTTAGCAGCAAGGGGACAGAAAGTTGACAGCCGCGTTTTTCTCACAAGACTCGACACAGTCCGACTTCGTAGCGGAGCCATCATCACTTCCGAGCAGTTCTCCAACTCCACCGTTTCAAGACGGCTGTCATCTGCAGGAGGACGCACTGGACGAAACTTTCAGTCAATTGGATCTGCTGTTGGTCCAGATGGATCAGCGGAGAGAGGCGTTGTTTCAGTGCAGGCACAGAATTTCGATCAGTCAGGCGATCAGCAGGATCTCACATCCTCAGCCTCTCAGTTCTGATTGGTTGAAGGCAGCAGAAGAGGCGCACTCTGCTCGCGAGAAGATGAATGCCCTGCGACGTGCAGTGGCACTGCAGCGGGATAGGACAACAGGAATTAAAATCGAATGACAGCTTACACGACAGCAGTTGGACTGGGCTTAACAGGGACGGATGCAGAGCAGGTAGCAATCCTGCAAACACTGACAGCGGGGCGTATTGACCCGCAAGACGTGCGGCGATGGTGTCGCGAGAATGGGCTATGGTATCGCAAGCCAGACGGCACAATGGGCGGCACACTCCAGCAGGTTTACGCGACGTGCACGCCGCAGCATCAGGCTGGACTGGATCAGTTTTTCGCGGCCGTGTTCGGCGATTCCGCGGTAAGCCTGCGAACCACGGAGCCGCAATACTCTCAGCAGGTCTGGGGCATTGTCGCGATGATTGCGGCGTTAGTCCCGCAGTCCTCGGGGCTGGTAGATTCGTTCTATTCGTTGGACGGGGGGCGACCGTACAAAGATCTGACAGTCAATGAGTTCGCTGCACAGCGAGCGGATTACGAGCGTCTTGCGGCGGCAGACGCCTGGGCGGCAAGCGTAATGAATGAGACGATTCAGCCTGCGTTATCCGATCCTGACAGAACACTTGCAAGCGTGCAGGCTGCATTTGCATCGGTGATGACATGACCGTGTCATTTATTTCGTCAGCCGGGGCTGAGGCCACTACTCTCACAATGCCGTCGCATCAGGCTGGCGATTTGATTGTCATGCTGGCGATGCGGTACAACTCTCTTAGCGGCGGTACGATTCCGACAGGCTGGACTTATAGATATTTGAGTCAACGTAATGGCTCGTTTGTTGCGTTTGCTTGCGGCGTGTTTTTTCGAATTGCAGCGTCGTCAGCAGAGACATCAGGGACGTGGACAAACTGGACGCATCTGTTAGCGTGCGTGTATCGTGACGATGTTAATTATCTGTGTCTCGGCAGTCCGGTGTACAACCGCGCAACCGGCACCAGCGTATCGTATTCGGCAAAAACAGCGAATGGCGTCAGCAATGCTGCAGGCGCATTAGGCGGGGCCATGGCAGTCGCCACGGGTTGGGTATTGGGGCTGGGAGCAACGCATCTTAACACCTCCGGCATTGACACACCGCCTTCAGGCATGACGCATCGAGGGATGTTGACAGGCGCTACAAACGGGCGGATTGCAATCGCCGACACGAACGCAGCGGTGGCATCGTTTACGGCTGCTGCGACGACTGTTGCAGCGAGCGCAGACTGGTGGACAAATACGGTCGAAATTATCGACACGGGCACGCCAAAGGCAGCGGCATCAGGTGGACTATTTATCGGGTCCGGTATGTCCGGCGGAATGAGGGGCTGAGATGACGCTTCAGATTTATGCCGGACTGACATCGCAGACGGTGCGGTTTTTTGTGCAGGACACATCGAGCACGAGCGGTGCTGGGCTGACTGGATTGACATCCGCAACGAGCGGCCTGACAGCGTACTACAGCAAGGGCGGTACAGGATCGGCAACGGCGATCACACTTGCGTCACAAACTGCGACAGGGGCATGGACGTCGGGCGGATTTTGCGCGGTCGACGGAACTAACATGCCGGGCGTTTACCGACTGGACATACCCAACGCTGCATTGGATTCCGAGGTCGAGACGATTGTCATGCTGCGGGGTGCGGCGAGTATGGCACCAGTTTGCCTGAGAGTGACAGGGCGTGTATTTGCTTCCGATGGCGTTAAGTGGGGCGGGGCCGCAGTTACCGGAATGCCGATGCCAACCTACACGCAGCCTACTGGATTCTTGGCGGCTACGTTTCCGTCAGTTATCCCAACGGCGGCAGCGATTGCAGATGCGGTGTGGGATGAGATCCTGACAGGTGCAACGCACAACATCCAAAACTCAGCGGGCAAACGACTGCGGACAATCGCGAGTCAGGTTGTCCACACGGGCACGGCACAGGGTCCGGGAACAGGCAGCAATCAGATCCAACTGGACACAGGAGCGAGTGCCACTGACGGCATTTATGATCCGGCGATGCTGTACATCGAAAGCGGCACGGGAGCGGAGCAGAGTCGGCTGATTACTCAATATGTCGGCAGCACGCGAACGGCAACAGTGGACCGAGATTGGCGAGTTGCTCCGGCGGCTGATTCGGTTTTCGTGATTCAAGCCACGATCGGATTCAACTCTACAAACGAGGGTCTGGCACAAGGCGGAACGTCAACGACGATCGTGCTAAATACCTCGGCAAATAGCATCGATGATTGCTACAACGGGCAACTGGTGTTCCTAAAGTCCGGCACTGGCCAGGATCAGGTTGCCATTGTCGAGGATTACACGGGGTCAACGCGGACGGCATTGATCCGGACTCGACGCACAAATGGACAGTGGGCGACGGTACCGGACAGCACCACGGGTTATATGATGGTGCCGAATTTAACATGGACGATTGATGAGATTCAGGCAGGGCTGGCGACAGCGGCGGCCCAAACCACCGCACAATCGGATCTCGATGACATCCAGTCTCGGCTGCCGGCTGCTCTGGTTGCCGGAAGGATGGATGCTTCGGTGGGTGCAATGCAGGCTGACACCGTCACGTCGGCGGCTTTGGAAGCATCGGCCGTCACCGAGATCCAGAGTGGATTGGCGACATCGGCGGCCCAAACCACCGCACAATCGGATCTCGATGACATCCAGTCTCGGCTGCCGGCTGCTCTGGTTGCCGGAAGGATGGATGCGTCGGTGGGTGTGATGCAGGCTGACACCGTCACATCGGCGGCTTTGGCAGCATCGGCCGTCACCGAGATCCAGAGTGGATTGGCGACATCGGCGGCCCAAACCACCGCACAATCGGAGCTCGATGACATCCAGTCTCGGTTGCCGGCTGCTCTGGTTGCCGGAAGGATGGATGCGTCGGTGGGTGCAATGCAGGCTGACACCGTCACATCGGCGGCTTTGGCAGCATCGGCCGTCACCGAGATCCAAGCAGGGCTCAGCACTTTGACTGACGTGCAGGTGAAGGCACAGATCATCGAGGCGTTGTCGGTCGACATCCTGGCTGAAATCAGCACGATCCCAGGAGCCAGCAGCACACTGACGGACAGGATCGGTTTGCTGTTTGCCCTTGCCAGAAACAAGCTGACGCAGACATCCTCGCTGCAGACGGTATTTGCTGACAACGGATCAACAACGATTGGAACGGCAACGGTGGCGGATAACGGGACGACATTCACCAGGAACAAACTGTCATGATGACCGCTCCGTACAGAGCGGCTGCACTTCAGTATGGCCGTTCATTTCGGATCACACTGCCAATCCCCGATGGAACAACCACGGTGATTGAGCGTGCGCACGGATGCTTCAGTTATGTTCCGAAGTACATCCCCGAAGCCATTGGGACTCCGCGCTGCGGGTGGTCCGTGACTGGATACCAGTCCAGAGTATGGCATGTCTCTCAGAATCCTGTCGTGTTTCAGTTCGGAGCCTGCGAATGAGTTGCTATCAAAGCCTGAACGTCGTCTGCAAACACCAATCAGCATCGATGGTCTACTATCTGGATCTGGATGACAGGCTTCCGAGCGGTGTGACGATCGAGAGTGTTACGGCGACGACGGAAGATGCGTTCCTCGAAATCGACATGTCGGAAATTGTTGAAGAAGACATCACGATCCCGGGTGGAAGCAGCTGCGCACCAAAAATCCTGTCAGCCGGAAGAGCCATTTTGATCAGGCTTTCCGGGGGACAGGATTCAGATGATGAAGTGATTGTGACTGCAGCTTGGATTCAGTCTGATGGAAACTCAGACGCCGTTGACTGTCGCGTTCTTGTTGGCTGAGGATCGTGAGATCTCTATTTTCAGTCGCTCAATCAGCACATCTCTGGACATTTGATGAACTCTTTGGCGGCTGACGCCAAGGATCCGGGCAATCTGAGCCATAACGAACACTTGGCCATTCACGGTGATCCTGATCCCAAATGCTCTGGCGTTTTTGCCGGTCTTTCCGGAATCAAGAAACTCATAGTTGTCCGGGGAAAGGGGCTGAGTGCGATCCTTCGCAAAAATCTTTGCGTTTGGAAACCACTTTGGGCTGAGATCAGAATAAAACAGATCCCAGTCCTTCCAGCGATCGCACAGGTAGGCCTTTTCTCGTGTCCAGATTGTTCGCATTGCGTGATGAATTGGCGGCTGCGCCAACCAGTCCACACATCCACAGGACTTGTTGCGAGAAATGCAGTTCCCCCACATTTGTGACGTTTTGTTGCAGTGCGGACACAGAACTTCGTAAACACTGAATGAAGTCTTCCTGTGGTTTTCAGTGACGCCAAAACCGACAAAGCTGACAACTTTCAGGCCATGGGGAGTGACTTCACCAACACGACTTTTGAACTTGGGACCGGGATTACGAACTACGATTTTCATTGAGATCTCCATAAAAACAGGCCGGCGGGAAATCCGCCGGCCTGAACAGTTTTATCGGAATCGTATTCTCAAGTCAACAGTAATTCTTAGTCAACATTGACCTGTTGATCAATGTTTCCTGCTTCCCAGTCATTCCGAAGAAGATCAGTGTATTTCGCCTTCACAATGTCAGCGTCTGAGTCAGAGATGACGCTCTTCAGGCTGATCTTCGCCAGAGAATACTTCACTGAAACCGGACGGCCGCTTGGGTCAGTTCCCTGCGCCTCGTCAACAGACAATGTCAGACCGACGATACACTGCCAGAACGGATACTCGACCTGAGTCAGGAAGTTCCTGATCCCCTTCAAAGCGCTGGGGCCAGTCTTGACAATAATTGGAAGAACAGATCCGGCGCGAAGGATAAACAAAAGAGCCCCTTCTTTGGCATATTTCCCGGACTTGTTTTTCCCTGACCCGAACTGAGTGTAGGGGAGCGTCTTCCAGTCAAACACACCGGGCGTCGAAGATTCCTGAGATCGAAGGATCTCAACCATCGAATCCGGAGCCCCCTCGATCGCTGTGATCTTCCCGTCAGCATCGCGTTCAGCCTTGGCCTGCAGGATACCCTTGTTCATGTCGCGAGTCACAATGACTGGCTTTGAACTCGGAGACGGATCCGTCGATGGCCAAATAATTCCCTGATACGCACGAAAAACCAGAAGCCCAGTGATCTCCGGTACAGCCTGGGGGCCCGAAGGACCTGGGACTTCCCAGAACTGTGCTCCTCCGGACGGAGTCTTGACGGTGATCAGGTCTGACTGAGAAAAACCAACCCCATCAGTGTTCGCAGCCAAGGCCTTAGCGGCGCGGCTGGTTTCGTCGAATGCCTGAAACTGACTCACTGGAACAACAGAAAGTGCAGTGCTCATGAAACTCTCCAACAAAGATTCAAAGTACCAAAGTCACCGACCATTCGGTGAAAGGCTTTCCGGGATTCGAACCCGATGATCCCACAGCGATTGCTGTCGAAAAGCCTTTGTTGTCAGGAAATGCGAGTAACACGAATGAACCCGGGCTGCTGATCAGAGTTGAGTTGAAACTCGGGACATCCGGACTTCTTTTTACATTTGGTGCGGAAATACCGGATGCTCGACCAGATAGCCTGATAGCTCGCCTCAGTGTCAAAAAACTCCCCAACACTCATTGTGTCGAGTGGATACTTGCGTCGACGCCCACGACGCGGGGGGTTTGGTGCTGCGCCTTTCCTGACGACAATACTCACGATTTGCGAACTCCCAGTTTTGTGACTTCCGTTATCTTCAGAACGGCCTGAACTTCCCGAGGAACTTCCTGGCCGCTCTCCAGAACTTCGTTATACCTTGTTCTCAGCGACATCGCGTTGTACGAAGGAGCGACAATCGAAGAAAACTGAGCGGAATTTGCGAGCACTGAAATGAACGCATCTTTGTCCACTTCGGCAGCCTTGCCAACATACTGCTCCCTTTTCCGGAAGTACAATCGCCCGGAATCGCTTTTCACGTTCTGTAGTCCGGCGCTGACAAGCAGTTCGAGTATTTCAGCGTCAATCTTGTCAAGTCTTTCCGTCAGAGCCTTCTGTAAATCGACTGCAGCAGTCTTTGTTGACTCGAAATTCTCACGCTGCGACATCAGTTCCTTCATACGTTCCAGATCACTCATTGCAGCACCAATCCAATCCTAGTAAAACTCTAGTAGATATCAACACATTTCAGAAAAAGTCATCCATTTCGGTGGCAGCGATTGCTGACTCTTGTTGTTCAGGCTTGCCCACAAATCCATTCACGATCGCTTCAATCACGTCGCGTTTCTTGTCGCGGGCAATCCCCACTTCTTCATCGATCGTTCCAGTGGTTATCAGGTGATAAAAAATCACGTTGCGATCCTGCCCAGGGCGATACTGGCGAGCCAGCATCTGATCGTAATTCCCCGGTGAAAGCAGACCTGTATTCATGATGATCCCGATACGACTCTTCGTCAGGTCAATACCCGTCCCTCCGGACAGACACTGAACGCCAAGGATGTCGACGTTGTCGGGATACTTTGACTCCTTCGTAAGATCCTTCCTGCTGCCGGAGACTTCACCGTAACTCTTGCCGAGCAGTTTTGCGCACTCCTTCACACACTGCAGGTCAGGAGTGAAGAACCCATAAACAACCACGGGCTCGTCTGTCTGTTCCAGCAGTTCCAGCAGGATCCGTTTCTTACATCCATCGGTCGATACGATCTCTTTCTCTTCTGTTTTGACGTATCCCTGAGCAAGCTGAAGCAGCCTCAGATACCGGACTGCGCCGTTGTCGGCGACTGCCATTTTGATAGACTCTTCGCCTGTGCTGTTTCCGTTGTCGTCAACAATGTCCTGACGAATCTCGGCCAGCATGTTCTTCCTCATTTCCTTGTAAATCCGGAGCCCTTCTCCGGTCAGCGATACGTCTCTGCGAATGTGCTGGCATTCCGGAAGATCCAAAACGTCTTTGGAGATCTTGTAACAGATCGAGTTATATCTGCGACTAAAGTCCTCTGTGTTCACCCACTTGTCGACTTTCTGCGGAATGTACTGGTTCATCACCGCATATTGTTTTGTGAAGTGTGTCCAGAATGGGCCAAAGATTTCAGAATCAAGAAACCGGTATTGAGCAAAGGCATCTCCGGGATCGTTGTCCATTGGAGTACCAGTCAGGCAGATTCTGCGTTTCGCCAGTTTTGCAAGTTTGGATGCAAGTTTGCTGGTGATACTGCCATGCCCCTTGATTCTCTGGCTCTCATCGCAAATCACCACATTCCACTTCAGTGAAAGCAGCGTTGCGGTGATGTTCTTGGTGATAGCGCTTTCGTAGTTCACAACGACAAGCAGAGCTCTGTTGTGCATCTTCGCGTGGGCAACAGACGCCAGAATCTGATCGGCCTTCTTCGCTGAGTTCATCGACTTATTGTCGAGCGCCAAGACATCAAACACTCCGGCCGCATGTTTTCGGCATTCTCCGCGCCAGACACCAATGACGGTGGCAGGACACATAATCAACGCCAATCCGCCGGCAGACAAGTCCTTCCGTAAGACTTCAATCGCCATCTTCGTTTTGCCGGTTCCCATGTGGGCTTCCAGCATCGTCGCATGATGACTCAGCATGTAATCGATAGCAGGAGGCTGGTGGCTCCATTTCTGTGAAGACTTGTGCATTGTGGCCCTTGTGAATGACTGGTTCTTCGTTTAGTTCAGAATCCATCAGCGAAGAAAAAACTCCAATCAGGTATTCCTCGTCTGTCAGATTCTCGTAATGCAGATCACCGAGATAATGAACCACGGTGTAGCTGTAGGCAATCTTACGCCCGGACTTGCTGACGGACTTTTTCCACGCTGTCCATGAGACAGAACCTCGCGGTTCGTGTCTTTCGCATTCCACAGCATCAAAACCAATCTCAGATAAGCTTTCGGGGCTGACCATCCCGATCACCTTCTTCAGGTTCCTCTTGTCCATCGGTATTCGTTTTGACATATAAACTCCGGGCTCGGAATGCTCCACAACATTCCGAGCCCTGTGTGTTTGATTTTCCGGCGATTGGACCCGCATGCGAGTCAAGGATGCCGATCGACGATAGGAGTATCGCGCCGACTCTGATGCAGGCCGATGACAAACCTGCAACGTGAACACACTCACACGACAGAATGGTACTCACGGAGAAATGACAAATCTCGCCGCTTTCCACCCCGGCCAACGGCAGTTAATCTGCCGCCTGCCCCCGAGCCGCATCGTGCTCGGCGTTCTGCTGGGATCTCTCAAGCAACTCACTTCTGACAATTTTTGCGCCAGCAGTTGAGTTGAATGCAATTTCGCAACTTTTTCTTTTCTTACGGAGCTTTACTGAAAGCTCAATGACTTCTCCACCGGCAAAAATCTTGATTTTTTCGCCTGATTTACGTCCAAGAACAAGCATCAATAGTCTCCACTTCCCTGTTTTACCGTGACGCCAACGCCGATAGATTTTGCAGAAAAAAGAATTGAAGTCAATGCTGCTCGGAAAAAATTAGCATTGAATTCTGATAATGTTTCGGCAATGATCAGCGGATTCTGAAAGGATATTCATGGAAACGATTCCACTTGAAGGTGCTTTGCTTCTCGCAAAGCACGGATTGCACGTTGTAAAGCTGCACTACCCGTTGTTTACTGAGGGGCAGGTGCTTTGTACCTGCGGAAACCCTTCGTGCAGGAGCCAGGGCAAACATCCTGTCGGCGCTCAATGGGGCAAGTCTGCAACGTGTGACACCGAGGTGATTCTGGATCTGTGGAATGATCGTCCATGGAATGTTGGAGTTTTGCTGGGGATTGCGCACGGCGTTCCAGAGAATCAGGCAATCATCGACATCGAGGATGATACACTCGAAGGGCGAAAACTTGCTGAGACAGTGCTGGCGGATTATCCGACAGTCACATGGAGCAGCGGCAAGTCGCTGCACAGAATTTATCGCTGGCATCCCGGTTTACCGCAGGTTGCCGATGTGACGATCAACGGACTTGAGATCCGGATTGGTGGCAAGGGAAAAGAGACGCAGTCTGTTGCTCCTCCCTCGAAGCATTTTTCGGGGCGGAACTATCAGTTTTCAGAAGGTAAGGGGCTCGATCAGATTCCGATTGCTGAACTGCCGCAGCATGTCGTCGACTGGATTTGTGAAGAGTATATGCGACAGCAGCAGTCACCGGGTGGAGCCCCGAGTTCTGCTGATCACCGGCGGTTCCGGGTTCCGGGAACGAAGGTTCAGTCCCCCGGCCGAAATAACGCTCTGATCAGGCACGCGAACTCATGCTGGCGGACAGCCTGTAAGCTGCACGGAATCAATGGTCTTGAGGAATCTGAAGTCCGGGATCAGGTTTGGTTGTGGGTGTGGGGCGCGAATTTGGCTACCTGTGACCCGCCAATGGATGAGGGGGAAGTCTGGGATATTTTCCAGAAGGCCGAAAGGTTCATGCTTCCGGAACTTCGGAAAGAGATGGCAGAGAAACGGAAGCAGGCGGAAGTCGCTGCTGTTGAATCTCCAGAAACGGATGATGGCCGCGAGCTGGGTCTGTATTTGCAGAAGAGTGGCATACGGATTGTTCTGGATCCTCGGGCTCCGGAGGGCGAAGAAACCCCGGACATCGTGAACGAGTGGATCTGTGAGTGGAAGCTGCGATACATGCAGCACACTGAAAAGCAGACATCCATGCTGCAGATCAAGAACTGGGAAATTGAGATGCTGGAAACCGATCTCGATAAACCCGGTGTGGTGGCGAGGAAGATTTATCAGCACACTGGCGGCCAGATGAAGCTGGATCGCAGCTTTGCGTTCTGGTCATGGAAGGACATCTGGCTTGGCAGAGTGACAAAGAAACAGGGAATCACCCGGGGACTCCGAGAATTTCTCCTGAACACAGCCGAAATTCAGGACAGCGGAGAGCAGGGACTGAAGGGCATGGTCGAAGACTTGATTGGCGGATTGGCCGGTCCTGTCGGCACGATTGCTGCGGCGCTGGTGAAATACAGGGACTTCGGGGCCCCTGTGGCTGAGATGAAAGATCGCCTGAAGCTGACACCGAGTGGCGAGATCAGCACGTCATGGGTGGAAGGCGATCCACGATCCGGCGTCTACGCGATGGATGGTGGGTTGGTTGTCGGTGTGAAGATTGACGAGATCGCCAAACGATACGGAGCAACCTACGGTCGAGGCACAGTCAGTGCGGCGGATATTGGGAAAGTTCTGTCTGAGCTTGGATTTGAACGAAAATGGCTGAGAACCGGCCCACTTGAGGGACGGTCATGGATCCGGAAATTCGAGCAGTAGCATGATTTTAGCACAATAGTGTTGACACGACGTTTTTGTGTCGACAGTATTCACTGCGTGGTTTACGTTTTCACAGAACGCAAAGGAAAGTGGTTGAGTTATGAAAACGACGATCAAAGGTTGCTACTGCGACGAGATGAGTGACAGGGTGTGTTTTGTTTGCCAAGAACAGCAGCAGCGGGAAGCAGAGTTGAAGGTGTGCAAAGCGTGGAACTGGAACTGCTCGCCGCGTGAGTGCGCATACGAAACTTTCGATCTGGGATGGACCTCGCGACAATTGGTAAGAGCCATGACGGCGTTTGGGTTCCGGGAAGCGTTAGTGCAGGAAGTGCTTTACGAGTTTGAAATCATTTCGGATTGAGTGCAGTCACAAAGCAACACCCCTCCCCGCTGGATTGTCCGGCGGGGGGCACGGCAAACACAATCAGGAGATTTTGGCAATGAGCAGCACACATCTCACACACAACACAGGAGATTGATCATGCGTTTTTTTGCATCACTGGCAGACTGGCTTGTCCAGCGGGTGTTTTGGTTGTCGATTGTCGCGATGGCATCGACAGTACAGGCGGACGTTCTGCTGTGGACACAGGCACCCTACAGCGTTGATGGCGGCATCGTGTCTGCTGCCTTTAACCAGATTCAGCCCGGACAGATTCGAAGCCAGTCAATTGACCTCACACAGGCGGCACGGCTGGAGCAGTTGGCGCTGAATCTCGGTCAGGGCTTTATGTCGTCTGGCCTGGGCGTCAATGTTTCGTTGTGGCTTGATAGCACACCGGGGCAACGTGAGACGCTGATTTACGCAGGGACGATTCGCAACAGTTGGTCTGGGTTGGCGGTATACTTGCCTGCTGGCCGGTCATGGCTCTCCGTCGAAAACACGTCGGCATTGCAGTCGATTATCTGGACAGGTCCGGTAGGCGGTACTGGTGGAGCACTGACATCGGGTGGCGTGACATCGGGCACAAGTGCATACGGCGGCAGCGCTCGCGGCACGTATGTTCCGGAGCCGTCTGTGGTTCCGGTGCTGATTGTGGCTGGGATTGTGGGGGCTGGGATCGTGTGGAGGCGAGTACGATGAGGGTACTATGCTGGGCACTGCTGACGATATCAGCGACAGCAACCGGGGCTGCATGCTGGTTGGCGTGGCACTATCAGTCTGTGGTGATTGCAATGGTGGCATTGCACGGCGTTTGGGTGACGCACCAAGCACTGCGTGCGGTGATTGGGGCGCACAGGCTGACGTGTCGCAAGTGCAAACGGTGGCAGCCGGGATTGACGGCGTCGGGGTTTTGTGAGCGGTGTTTTTGTGAGCAGTGGATTGAGGGGGCGAGTAATGCAACCAATTGAAATCAAAATGGGTGACGTCCGGGCGGTGATTACGCCGCTGGTTCCGCTGTACCTAGTCAAGGTCTGGCGTGAGTCACTTGGTCGCGCAAACAGCACAGAACGGTCCTACGGCACGAAAACGGGCTGCTTTTTGTGGGTGCTGGATTGGGCGGAGGCTACAGCAGATGCGAGCGTGTGACCTATGGATAGTTGGCACGGCGTTAGCGCGAACAGTCGGCATCCCCCGGACTACGCTGCAGGATGCGGTGAGGTCCGGGGTGATAGCCTCGACGAAATTGGGCAGTGGTCAGACCGTGGTGGTCTGGCGGGATTTGGTGGCATGGATTGAAAGGCGAAAAAATGAGTGATGAAGTAACACGACAGGCGGCAGAGCGTGCGTTAGCGCTGGATGCCCAGACCATCCAGCGGATGACGGAAGAAGTGCATCGGCTGAAGGATGCCGGTGAACAATTGATTGCGGAATGCAATCGCGTAAGTGCCGAACGCGATGCGGCACGGGCCGAAGTTGCGATAGTGATTGCCGAGCGTGACGCAGCAGAGCGAGAACGAACGGAGTCGCGGGCAGAGGTCGTGCGGCTGATGGCCGAATGCGAGGGACTGCGGGCCGATCTACTGGCACACCCGCCGGAACTGCATCAGGAACTGGCAATTGAACGCAAGCAGCACTTGGATCTGGTTGAAGACTATAACCGGCAAGTGGCAACGATTACCTCGCTGCAATCGGATCTGGAAAAGGCCAATAAGAAAGCGTCTGAAGCCATGGAAATCGAAGATCGACTCCATGCCACACTCCACCAGTTAGAGCAGTGCAGAGAAGAGCGATTGGATCTGAGAAAGAAATACGCAGAGATCAAGAACAGGCATTTGGTTCCTGATGAAATCTTTGGAATCTTGTCTGCAATTGAAGCCAACGTAAATCTGGCAAAGTCAAAGATTTATTCAAGATAGGTGCATTGACAGAATCTTGCAGATCCGATATAAACACACAGAGAGGCAGGTTGCTGTCTCTCTGTTTTTTCATTTTACAGGAGATGAGTGATGATTCCGGCGAAACGATTGGACATGAATCAGGGGCACGGTGACTGTCCGGGGAAATGGGTGTTCGATGACATTACATTTGCTGACAGCCTGCTCGGAAAGGCTGTTGTCCGGTACGAGTTTCATGTCAGCAGGAATACTGATCGAGGCTCTTTTGATCCACTGCTGGACACGATTATTGTAAACCCGCAGGTTGAAAGCATCGTCGTATTTGATGATGCTGGAGACGAGATGCCTGTGCCTGACGAATATCAGGACGACTTTGTTCAGATCGTGCTGGAGATCTTTGCCGGCATCGAAAACTGTGTCCGTGAGTTTGAGATGGGGCTACTCTAATGAAGCGAGAAATCCCGATCGCCCCACCCTATCAGATATCGAAGGACGGAACTGTTTACCTGAACGGCAAGCGGGTTCCTCCCGAAGTCAGGCCTGGTCCATACCAGGACCGACTGACAGTCAGGCTTGGGGATGTGTGGATGTCAGTGGAGAATCTGGTCAGTGATGTGTGGTATTCAGGATCACCGCTGCTGATTCCCCGAAACGGTGTCTCGATCGATTTCACAGAGGGCAACATCTTCCCTTTGCTGAAGTGGCCCAAAGCCTTCGAAATTTCACGAGAGAAGATTCTGTGGGCATGGACTCAGTATCAGCTTCGGAATGTGCCAATTAGCCGACTCGCAGAAGCGACAGGCTTTTCACAATGGTCGTCACAGCAGTTTCACGACTTGATTGCGGCAATACTGATTGCGGGGATCCGGAGATGACAAAGATCGTTGTGACGAAGACGGATGGACAGTTTGTCCTGAAGACTAATCTCGGGCATCCGCTCGGTATGCGGTTGCTATCAGGGGATCCGCCGGCCGGAAAGAAACTGCCGCCGATGGATCCGGTTTACACAACAGAAATCACAGCAATGAAAGCGGCGCTCGAATGGAATCTGTATTTAGGGTCACAGACAAAGAGGAAGAGCTCAAGGAACTCAAACTCCTCGCGAAGCGACTGACAAGGGAAAATGCAGAGCTGCAACATGCTCTGCAGCAGAAGATGTATGGAGCTTTGTGGATTGACGTGGTTGTTGTGGGGCTGGTAGGCTTGTTCATTGGAACTTGCCTTGGCTTTACTGTTTCATGATTGGAACGCACCATGCCACTGAAAAAAGGTTGTAGCGACAAAACGATCTCAGCAAACATTCGGCGCGAAGTGAACAAAGGCGTTCCGCAAAAACAGGCGGTGGCAATTGCTCTTTCGAAGTGCCGGGAATCCAAGAAAGAAAAGGGAAAATGAATCAGGTTTATGCAGTAATTGACACAGAAACAACGGGTGTCGGAAAAGACGATCGCGTTTGCGAAATCGCGGTCATCTTTCTGGATCACAAGATGAAGGTGCTCGACAGTTTCTGCACGCTGATTAACCCCATGGTTCCGAACAGGGCTTCGCATATCAATGGGATCACCGATGAAATGCTTACAAAAGCACCTCAGCCAATAGCCGTTGATAGATATCTGAATCGGCTCTGGGCCCATCACCGAGTGACAACAATCGTCGGGCACAATGTGAGTTTCGATATCCGCATGCTGAAGCAGACCGGGTTTTCAAATATCGGATTGTCAACCAATCAGTTTATATGTACGATGGCTCTTGAGTACGAAACCTGCGGGCGAAACCTGAGCCTAAGTGAAGTCGGATATTGCAACGGAATTGGTCTATCCCGGGGAGGGCATTCGGCATTTGCTGATGCGAACGTATGTGCTGCGGTATTTCGGAAGCAGTCGGGGATGAGAATCCCGCAGATGTACTTGCCGCTGTGTTCTATTCTTGCTGGTGAGGCGTTTTTCATGTCAGTGATCAGACCAGATCTGGACATGCAGAGCGATTTACGACTGTTGCATGGGGGATCTCCGGAGCCTGTGAAGTTTGTTGCTCATGTAGTTTCAGGGAAGCGAAATGCTTGAAAGGGAAAGGCAGAAATGGGCAAGGTGATGGGCATGATTACAGCAAACAAAAGTCGTCAGCTTCTGGAAGAGTTGAAGAAGGCAACGGAAAAGCGAAACGGGATCACACTGAAAATTTCAGCGCAGATCCCGTTGCTGATCTGCAATATCACGGAGAGAATCAGTCTCCGGCAGTTGGCTCGACGATTGGGCCGGAGCCCGACGTTTGTTTGCACACTGCGAAGCGGACTGAGGGATGTGCCTTCAAGCAACATCGAGTGGTGGATGAAGCGACTTTTGGAAATCAATGAGGAGGTTTGGCCGTGAGTGAAGAATTTTGGCAGTACAAGCGTGTCAAGGTGCTTCGGGTGATCGACGGTGACACTGTCGAACTGGAGATCGACACTGGGTTCAAAAACAAACACACAGATGTCTTCCGCATTTACGGCATCGACGCGCCGGAGATACGGGGGAAAACGAAGAATGCCGGCCTTGCCGCAAAGGAATTTCTGCAGGAATTCCTGAAGCTAAGTGAACTGAGTTGGGTGAACACATTCAAGGACAAATCCGACAAGTACGGCCGGATTCTTGTTCAGATTTTTGTTGTTGATCATAGAGATCAGCAGACAGTTCAAGAAACGCATCGTCTTGCTTCGATTGCGGCAGTCATGCTCAAGGCAGGGCATGCCGTTCCGTATTTCGGAGGAGTTCGGCAATAATGAAGAACTTCATCACTGACGGAGATCATCTTCCGGTATGTAGCGATGGAGAGCGGCTGCAGTTCGTGTCCGAGTGTTACCCGATGGTGCTTGTCGGAGGACAGATTGTCGTCATGAGGGAGTGTCCTGACGATTCGTGGGACGGAGCCTCGATCCCCCGGAAACTCTGGTGGCTATTCGGGCATCCACTGGACAAAGAGTTTCGCTGGGCCTCCTACTGGCACGACAGATTGTGCGAAAAGGCCGGCGGGTTCGCTGGCAGGAAACTTGCCGACGATGCGTTCCTTGAACTGCTGGAGCAGGCGGGTGTGAGTAAAAAGAAACGCTGGGCTATGTGGCTTGGCGTCCGGGGCTATGGGCTTTTGAGGGTGATGCGATGGGTGTAAGTTTTTTGAATAGTCCGGGGGGGGGAATGGAGCCGAGGGAAAATCCAGTTGAGCCGAGGAAAAATCCAGTTGAGCCGAGGGAAAATCCAGTTGAGCCGAGGGAAAATCCAGTTGAGCCGAGGAAAAAGCAGGTCGGCGGAACGCATTATGCCGACATGCAGGTCCAGCCATGGGACGTGATGCGAAGCTGTTTTCCGAAGGAAGGATTCGCCTGCTTTTTACACGGGAACGTGATCAAGTACGTCATGCGGTCCAATGCGAAGAACGGCGTCGAAGATCTGAAGAAAGCTCAGCACTATCTGGAAGAATTGATCAACCTGCTGGAGAGCAAATGATGTGGTGTATTTTTTGGGGCCCCAAACAAGGACAACCAACCGGGCACAGTGGTCCATCCAGTAGGCTGGAGGACCTTGAAGACGTGGTCGGTGTTTTGAAAGCGACATATCATGACAAAACATACTGGATTGACCGTCAACCGGAGGCGGAGAGATCCGATGAGGGATGTGTATCAGGAGATGGAGATCGGCCAGGAGAGAGTGATCATCGACAGGAGGAAACCATCGCTGATTCTGGCGGCGATGAACCGCATTCGTGACAGATCCACTGAGAAACGATGGTTTGTTTGCCGGAAATTCGAAGGACAGATGCTTGTTCGCAGAGTGGATTCCCGGGAAACAATGCTTTCGATCATCAACTCTCAGAAAACTGGACGAGCGTCACTAAAGGCCGGTGAATACACTCACAGCCTTTGCTTCAATGAACAGGACGTTCAGCAGATCATCGATCAAAACAGAACGTGCTTCACTGTTGCTGAGCAGGACCATGAGTCAGTTCAGTACACTCCGGGGCTCTGCAGCATCAGAGTTCTGAAAATCAGCGACAAGCATCCACTGTGCGACGGATATCCGGTGTACAAGGGGTCAAAGCAGCTTCGGCTGATCGTGACTGAACGCACCGTCACTGTCTCGGTAAAGACGAGCGAAGGACGAAATGTTAATTGCAAATTTCAAGCAGAATGGGTTTGACCTTTGCGTCTAATTTTGCTACTGTTTTACTAACGAAAGCCCGATCATGTGATTGGGCTTTTTTTGAGTCTTTTGGGGATCTGAGATGACAGCGGATAAGTGCAAGTGGTGCGGTGAGCCCGAAAAAAACGTAAGTTTGAGTGCAACACGATATCTCTGCAATACGCAGTATTTGCGCGGTATCGGAACGTGGGTGCGCGGCGGACAATGCGAACGGGATGGGTTGCGGAAACGGATTGAGGCCGCTACACAGCGGCTGGAATCGCTCAACGGGCGGCACGTTGGGGTGGCGGAATTGTATGCGGTGATTGAGATACTGGAGGGCAAAGGATGAGCAGGCCGCACAAGTGCATATATTGTGGGTGTGAAAGCGTAACTACAGATCAATACCACACACGGATTTTTTGGTGCGGCACAAGCTGGAGTGTCGACCGACAGGAGTGGCATGGCGTGTGCGCTAAGTCGCTCGCGATATGGGTTATGGCATGAAAATTTGATCTGGCAACAGTCCGGAAATTCCGGATGGTTCAGCAAAGCAGGAGAGTGAGCAATGAGCGGCCAAAAATACGGCGAGATGATTACAGACGAACAGATTGCCGACGCAGTAGCCACACTGGCAGCGGTTGCACGGAAATTCGTGCCAGAGGGCTGGTCGATCCACTTGCAGTGCTATCGCGGAGGAGAGGTGTTTGCGAGCCTGTGTCAGCTGAGCGAACAGTGCGAAGAGCAGGTCGTATCGCTACACGATAGCTATCAGGACGCAATTGATGCAGCAATGCGGCTGGCCAACACTCCGGAAAATCAGGAGAGTTCGACGTGAGTCACAATCAGACATCGGCACGGCAAAAGATCAAAGAGATTAAGCAGGACGGTTTCCGTCTTGGCGTAACCCCCGGAGGAACGTGCGAATCGTGCGGCAAGAATTGCGCACCGCTCTGGTGGCGGAAAGTGAGTTGGGAGCACAGCCTCTGGGCGGGCCATTGTCGTGATTGTGCCTACGCTCACATCCATTCATGGGACAGACTCATGCGGGTGCGAAGGAAACAGGAGGGTTTGCCGTGAATAAACGAACGTGTGAGCAATGCAGGTGGTGGCATCGGGAAGAACCGACAAACCAAAACGGCCAGTGTCGGAGATATCCGCCAATGGTAATTATGCCGCATGGGTTGGTGAGACCGACTATGGCGGAAGACAACTTTTGCGGCGAATGGCGTGATAGATCAATCACGCCGGAGCAGGATCAGCGTGAGGAACTGGTGACGCAGTTTGCCGTGGCAATCGTGCAGGCTGAGAGCGACACCGGCGCGGAACTGGTGTGGAAATGGGCGGAACAGTATGTGGACGCAAAGCCAAAGATCGGGGGTGAGTGATGGCAGATTTTTCGAAGTGGTCGCGTGAGAATTTGGAGGCCGTGGCGGCTGATATGCTGGCGGCATTGTTGCGGGCGAGGCAGTGGATTGCAAACGACGAAATGATGCACGGCAGGCCGTTTGGTGTTGGTAATGAGGTGCGTGAGGCGATTGCGCGGGCGGAGCAGATCGGAGGTGAGTCGTGAGCGGTGAAAAGTTAAGCGAAGCGATAAATCTGCTGGCGGAATATGCGGCAGCTAATTTGCCTGCAAGATATGAGGTTGTGCTGGTGTTTCGGAGCGACGAGTGTTGGCTAGACTTGCAGCACGATGATGACGGCGACCTTGAGGTTCATTCAGACAGCCGATCACACTTTGCTGAGGCGTGCGAGACGACCAGAGAATACGAAAAGAAACGCAGAGGTGAGTTATGAGCGGTGAAAAGATCCAAGTTTGCTTAGGCTGGTGGCGGCAGCGGTGCGGGAATGTGGTTTGGATCACGGGTGAAAGCGGCGACAGTCATTACCCCTGGCGGTGTGCAGTTGGCGGGAAATACTGCAGGAACGGACGCTATTTCACGTTTGGGCTGACACAACTGGATCTTGTTGAGTTCCTCGGCGCGAACATCACGATAGCGGCGGCGGAATGAACACTTCGAAGAATTGGAATAGTTGAACCGTCAAGGATTACTTGACAGATAGGAGGGAATTGAAATGGCGTGGTTGAAATTGACACTGCAGGACGGGCGAAAGAACCTCGTAAACACTGATCAGGTGTCTGAGGTGTGGGCGGCGGAACACAGCGCTGCGAACGCCGGGATACGACAACATGACGGCGTTACGTTAGTCCGGGAAACGGTCGACGAAATCAACGAGATGATTGAGCGTGACGCATGGCGTGAGCGAGTGTTGCGGGTGGCGTGTGCGATCATGAGTAACGAGCACGCCAACGGCCTGACATCAGAGCAGGTGTGGGCGAGGGCCGCGCGGTTTGCGGCGATGGATCCAGAGCAGGAAGCGTTTATTAAGGCAATTTAGGCGTATAAAAACGGGGGTACACATGACTGAAGGACTGTCGTCAGATGAACGAAACTGCCTGTTGCATTTGGCCGCAGCATGGAATTTCTTCGTGGCAATGCCCACAAAGCATCCGAGTGAAACGCATGAGTTTCAGTCTGCGATCCACAATGCACAGTGCCTGATTGCATTGCGTGTGGCAAGGCGCGTAAATCCAGATTTTTGGTATCAACCAGGAGCCACTGAAAATCCAACACATATTTGCGAACGTTGCGGCGGAACCGGAGTGCAGCAAGCCGGATGCTGGACGGGAAAGGCATACGACTCACACGAGGGACGGTGTGAACTCTGTAACGGCGAAGGAAAACTTGGGGTCATGGAAACAGGGAGTTAAGATAATTTTAGCAAAATTAAAATCAGACAGGGGTTCTGGCGTTGACGCCAGAACCCTTTTGTCGATAATGTTCACTGCGGAGTGAATGTTTTATCTTTTCAGGGAGATCTTTGGTGGGTAAGAACATCTACATCTGGCTGGAGTTTGAACCGGGTAACAGCAACGGCTTGGCCTTCGTCGGCTTGGCGTTCGCTATCACCGACACAGAAAATGAGGCTCGGTCCTACGTGACCGACAAGTTGGGATACAGTCCGGAGGACTGGGGACCATGTGAGTGCTACTGTCTTGCTGAAGTTTCCGAGATCGCTGGTGCTGTTGTTGGGGGAGGACGCTGAGATGAAGTACGCTGACTGGATCCCGGGGAAGATCGTCCTGACGGTGCGGTCTGTTGTCCAGGTGTGGAAGGACAGACAGGATCACGATGTCGTGACCGCCTTCGCTACCCTGACTCCCATGCGGTTCGATACCGCAAAGCTGTGCTACACAAAGCACAAGACTCTTAAGTTGTCTGAGGTTTTTTACAGCGAAGGCAATAACGCCGAGTGGACGGTGACAGAACTGCCGGAAGAGATCGACGCAATTCTGCGTGCAAACTGGGAGGCAGAGCGGCGGTTCTTTCGCGCGGGGTATTCGTTCAAATCAATGGCCCTTGAGGAGCAATCAGATGGATGAACCAAACAGCGAAGATTACACGGAGTATGTCCCGCAGCCGGAAGAGGATACCGTAGAAGTCAAAGTCGGTCGATGGAAGACTCGCGACGGCCGCGAAGTCACTGTCGAGTTTTACGATCCCAACAGAAGTGGCATGCGGTTTGGCAAAGAACTCAAGCATCTGCCATGGATCGGATTCTGGATGATGTACCCCGGGATTCCAGCGGCTTGCTCGTGGACGATTTCCGGCAGGAGATACCGAATGAGCAGTTGGAAAAGCGGATTGGATTTGGTGGAATTTCTCGGAGATCTGGTGGAGCAACAGTCATGAACAAAAAAGTTGGAAGGCCGCGCAAACACGGAACAGACGCAGTCTCATGCCTGACAAGGGTCCCAAGGGGGTTGATGGATATACTGGATCAAGAAGGACTCAGCAGGCAGGAGTCCGTCCTGGCGGCGATCGAGCGTGGGATTGCTGCCGGCAATCATGCCTACGCTGTGCAGGTCCAAAGAGAACAGGAACGCATCAAACAGGAACTGCGTAATGCCCAAAGCCGGATACTCAGCCTTGCGAGACAGTGTCTCGATGCTGGGTTTGAGCCGCAGTTCCTTCGGCAGGCAGACGAGATTATCGAACACCTCGGTCAGATTGAACTCGATCTGGAGTCAAACCCGTGACCAACAACAAAACAGGAGCAGCAACCTGCGATGGCTGCAACAAACAACTGCCGTCTGACGGCAAATTTCTGTGTGAAGAATGTGCCAAAATGCTCGATGCTCTCTCTGAGCATGTCAAACAAAGATACGGAAAGAAGGATGAACATGATCGGCATGAAATTTGATGATGTGGACGGGGAAGAACCAATGCCAGTGCGGCCGTCGCGGACGGCAGCCTTCGGCGTCGGCGTGTGGAAGACACGCGAGGGACGGAAGGCTGAGGTCAGAAAAGACAAGGTCAGAAAAGACAAGGACTGCGTTCTCAGGATCTATGATCTGACTGGCGTGATTCATTTTAGCAATCAGGCAGTGGAGGTAACATGGACCAAAAACGGCGATTTTCTTTCTGGTAAGTTTCATAATAATGACCTCATGGGGCCATGGGTAGAGGAGGCTCCGGCGGTCGAGGCTCCGGCGGTCGAGGCTCCGGCGGTCGAGGCTCCGGCGGTCGAGGCTCCGGCGGTCGAGGCTCCGGCGGTCGAGGCTCCGGTGGTCGAGTCTCCGGCGGTCGAGGCTCCGGCTTTCTGTCTTGGCGTGTGGCGGACGCAGGGCGGACAGAGAGTCGAGATCTGCCGGGATTTGGGCAGCCAGTATGCGTTCAATCTGCAAGGCAGAGTTGATGGTGGCATAAAAATGGAGTCGTGGGCTGCTGACGGTACTCCTCTGCGGGATGTCAGTGAACCGCATTTGAGACTTGTCGGGCCATGGATTAGCTGGAAGCCAGCCGAAACAGTGACCGAGGCTCCGGTGTTCGGCGTCGGTGTGTGGAGAGCCCGGAACGGGGGCAAAGTACATATTGAAAGGACCGACGGGAAAGAACCATTCGTGCTCATCGGAAGCATTCCCCCGGATCCGGCTGGACTTAATTGTAAATTCTCATGGACAATCAACGGGAAGTTCAATAGAGATGGTGATCATCCTGACGATCTGATCGAGCCGTGGGCTCAGGAAACACCAAAGACACGGGAGGATCTGCAGGAAACTTGGGAAGTCGAAGCAAACGATGCGATCAAGGCACTCACAGCGCAACTCCAGGTCGCCCATCGGAAAACCGTCCATCTGGAAAGCGAACTGGCATCCATGGCAGTCCTGCTCAGGGATGCCGTCAAGGAAGGCGAAGAACTGAAGCAGAAAGCCAAGGAAAGGACAGCAGAACTGCTCGCGGTAAACCAAAGAGTCGCTGTGATAGAGAAAGGACTGGGCGACATCAAGGCTGTCAAGGCTGACCGCTGCTGGTTCAAAAACCTGAGCGAAGAACAGCAGGGAAAAATCAAATCTCAGCAACAGACGATCGATGCTCAAATTCAGACGATCGAGTCGTGGAGCCGAGCAGCAAGAGAAAAGGATGAGGAAATCGAAAGACTCCGGCAGACTCTCGATCGCGAAATGAACTCCAACATCGAGGAAACTGGCCGACTGAACAAAGTGATCGCTGATCTCCGTGAAGAAAACGTCGTCCAGGGATTCAAACTCTCGGCCGCCATCGACGAACGTGATACCGAGAAACTCAAGGCAAAATTGGATCTCGATGCCCTGCAGGCTGCCACAGAGCAGAAACAGGACACCGAGACACTCCCAGCAATTCGCAGGCTCAAAGTCCTGATGCTCATCTGCAGAGCCGTCACGGTGCTGCTGCTGGCCGCCATCCCGCTCGCCGGACAGTGGATCTCACAACACGGTTCAGAATGGATGGTCGATAGCTCGGGACAGGGAATCCTTAGACCAGGGACACTCTTTGCCGCATTCATCGCATGGCTCGGAATCTGCTTTGTCGGCGCTACCATCGAAGGCGAAATTCACCGGATCATCCAGTCGCAGGAAACTGAATACTTGAGACTCAGGAACAAAATCGCACCAGAACGACGACAAGACTGGTAAACTTCGTGCTGCTGCTGCTACTGCTGCTACTGCTGCTGCCGGGGAGCAATCGCTCCCCGGCTTTCTTCGTTTTTAAGGACATTGAAATGGACGATCGATATCATGTGGTGGTCGGAGTCGCCGGAGCCGGCAAAACGGCGATGGCCATGGACCTGCTGGAACAACATCTCAAGGAAGGCCTCAAGTTCTGGGAAGTCGGATTCCTTAGCTTCTCCCGTGCTGCCTGCTCCGAAGCCGTCAGCCGGGCCGCGAAGATTACCGGGGAAGCGGAAGATCGCTTGACAGCGAGCGGATATTATAAGACAATCCACGCAGCCGCTGTACGCGCTCTCGGAATCGATGCTAAAACGATTCTGGATCCCGACAGCAAAGATGGGCAAGAGTGGTACACCGAACACCTCGGAGTCCCGAGAGGTGGAGAAAAAGGAACACTCGCCTGGAGAGTCGGCAGAATCCTCGAAAAGTGGGATATCGCCCGACAACAGGTCTGGGAAATCGTCAGTCCGGTGAATCCGACAGACAGTCAGCTTGCAACGCCTGCAACGCCCATTAACGCCCGCGCAACGCCCGATTTTGATCGGGCGTGCGCGCGTTCCAGCAATGAAAACACTAGCGAAAGTGATGCTGCGCACGCCGAATCACGCCCGTTCCTATTACATATAGGAGATATGGAATCAAATAACACAACGACCGGTACTCGCGAAAATGGGCGTTGCAGCGTTGCAGAATTATATAACCCTATATGGAATAAGGATTTACGAGCGCACACACCCCCCCCTGACTGGCGTTGCGCAGGCGTTGCAGGCGCTGCGCAGGACGGAGTTACGGAAGGAAAGGAGGGTAAACCAGTATTGAGCAAATGGATTGACGGCGTTGATGATCCGGACTTCGCCCGGGACATCGTCGGACGGTTCGAACGGGCCAAACTCCTTTGGGGCCGGAACGACTTTACCGACATCCTGCTGAAGTATGCAGGGATCAAATACCACGAAGGACTCCTGCTGCCCTCGCTGCCTGTCGGTTCCGAACCGGACGAAGTGAAGGTGTGGTTCGTCGACGAAGCTCAGGACTGTTCTCAGCTCCTCTGGCTCGTCGTGGACAGGCTCGCCAACCAATCGGAGAAAATTTATCTGCTTGGAGACCCATACCAGAGCGTATACCGCTTTCTGGGGGCTGATCCCGATGAATTGCTCGGACGGCAGAACGAATCGCGCCAGCGGGGCTCCTACACGCTCCTGAATAGGACGTGGAGAAACCCGGCGCAGGTGATTGAGTGGGGAGAGTCGGTATTGTCAGAGCAAGAGAGTTATAGGTCCAGAAATCCATTTTCAGAACATGATGCCGGATCCGTAGGTCTTGTCGAGTGGAACGACTTCGTTTACCGAATCCACGATCTCGCAAACATCGATACTATGATTCTCGGACGCACATGGTTCTCGCTGGAGAAGGTGCAGCGAGCACTCAACGAACGAGGAATACCCTGGGCCTCAGTCGCAGAGAAACATGCCTCGAAATGGCAGGCACCGGCCAAACTGGCCTTCGTCCTCGTCATGCGGGAGCTGATCGCCGGGATCCCAATCTCCGAACAGGACTGGCGCAGAGTCACCGAAACCCTGCCACAGAAGTTCCAGGGTGAAGAACTGTTCCGCCGAGGCGAAAAGGCCAAATGGAAGAAATTCGCCTGCAGCCACGATCCACAGAAAACCCTGGCAGAAGTTGAACAGTGGGGAGCCACCCCGTATTTTCAGCAGTTCGCCACCGAAGGACGGTGGAAAGAAGATATGTTCCTCCTCATTGACCATGCCATCGAGAAGTACGGAATCGATGCCGTCCGAAAGCCACGGATCCGTTTGGGCACGGCACACGCCGTCAAAGGCATGGAAGCCAAAGTCGTCTATTGCCTCGCTGCTTCCACTGAGGCTTCCCAAAATGCCGATCCTAGGGAAGAATGCTGCCTGAAGTACGTGACAATCACCAGAGCCTCTGCAGACTATAGACTTGTGGTCGACGATGCCGACGTGGTTCGGGGCAAACCACTCTTCTGGGCCGCCCCGAAAGATTTCCGGGGCTACGACCGAAAACAGGAGTTCATCGATGCGAGAATCAAGGATTCAAAAGAAGATCACCGATTGGCTGACCTCGCAGAATATCTGGTGGATGAAAGCCCACCAAACGAACTTCAGCCGCTCCGGGATCCCGGACCTGATAGTCTGCCTCGACGGCAGGTTCCTGTCGCTGGAAGTCAAGACGGAAACCGGCAATCCGACCCCCCTGCAGATGCGGGAGAGGGAGAAGATCTTGAAGAGTGGTGGAACATGTGAGATCGCCCGATCGCTCGCCGAAGTCAAAAAACTCGTAAAGGAAATGCAAAGTGAGCGAATTTGATCAGCCGGGAATTCCCCGGAGTACGACACTGCAGATGATGACCGTCAAACGGTACGGAGTCTCAGCAAGACTCAAACAAAACGCCCTCGACTACCTCGAACGGACGATCGAAGATCCGAAGGCTCCCGATGGATCGAAAATGAAAGCCATCGAGTGCATACTCAAAATGGACATGATCGACCTCGCGATGCAGAAAGATGATGCTGCTACCACTGCTGCCACCGCTGCTGCCCCTGCTATGGTGCTGCTGCTGCCGCCGAACGGTACTGAGCACAACATCGATCGGTAAACGACAGAACCCCCGGAGAATCGCTTCCCCGGGGGTTCCTGTTTGCTATGACCATCGGCCGCCGCCAACCCGCCGTTCCGTGACCGTCTCCCGGGTCTCGGAGTCGTAAATCCTGATCTTATGATCCACAAAACCCCGCCCAAATATCCGAGCCGCCTGCCTTTTGGCCTGCTCAAGGTCGTCACTCACCTCAATTGAGTAGTGACTTGCAATGCTGCTGTGAACCACGGTTGCTCTGTACTTTGACACGCTGATGCTCCTATCGGATGGAAAGAACATGACGGGCAGACAGGCCACGCCAAAAATTGCTGTGATCGGCACAATGAGGTTTCCGGCTGCAGATGTCAGCAGCCAACATTCGCAGGGATGACTTCCGATGCGGGGACAGGTTCCGGAATCGGTCCTGCTGTGCCTCTATTCTCTGGGCAACACTCATCGGACTTGGATCCTTATTCTGTGAGGACAAGGGGATGCGGAGCATGGACAGGGCCACCAGACCACCCGGGGATTTCCATCAGCTGCGCCAGAATCGTCCGACTCAGCCTGACAGTAAGGTTCTCCCGGAACAGGGATCGTGTGTTCGGAGAGTTCTGCCAGAACTCTTCTGCGTTGTTCTCAGGGTCCACTGAGGCCAGTACAGAGACTTCCCGGGCGACAGCATCAATCTGTCGCAACCCCAGCACACCGGACTCAGTCAGGGCAATCCGGCGATACAGCCGCTCACAGTTGCCAGTTGCCAGGCATCTCCGGATCTCAACTCTCAGGCCAGCGTTCCCCCGGCCGGGAAAATTCCGGGAGATAGCCGCATTGATTTTCTTGTGTTCATCAATCAAAAGACAAAACATTGAATCGAACTCCTATTGTGGGTGAAATGAAGTCCCGCCGGAACACTCCGGCGGGATGGTGCTGCTGCTGCTGCTGCTGCTGCTGACGGGGGTATTATGCGTTGGCGGACTGAATTCTTTCCCAAACACTATCAGCCAATTTCCGAAACTGCCCGTTGCCCATTATGATGTCAAAGGCATTCTCCATTTCCACCCCAGATTTCACCAGCGTGTTAATGCACAGCCCGATGATCGCGCTCCGTGTGGCGTCATCGTTCTTCAGTTGAACGCCACTTTCAGACAGGAACTTTGCAACTGCGTTGAGAAGCTCTGTGTTCATCTTCGATTTCCTTTGCGATTCGGACGAATGAAGTCCCGCCGGAACACTCCGGCGGGATGGTGCTGCTGCTGACGGGGGTGTCAGTATTCGGATGGGAGCATTATTGCCCACCTTGCGGAATCGGCTCGCCCAACCCACAGACTCACCGATTCGCCGTCAAAGTGCTCGAAGAAATCCGTGAACTCGATTTTCTGCCTCACGGCAGGCTCTTCCCCGGAATCCGCTCGGCACTCCAGCACAGCACCGCATTTCGTCTTCCGAAGTGTCCAGAACTGCAGATCCTGCAGGCGACAGTCCTTCCGGACAGCCTTCGCATGATGCGAAGCAATGGCATCCAGCAGCCAGAACGCAGAGCATTTTCGCGCCAAGTGATGCACGCCCTCCGTCATGACGTGATAGCGGAACAGGCCTGACCACTGGTGGAAAGTCTCAGAACCAGTGAAATGACAGAGATCGGAAGTGGTAAGCATTGTCGAGAACTCCTGTTTTTGGGTGAAATGAAGTCCCGCCGGAACACTCCGGCGGGATGGTGCTGCTGCTGACCTACTTTGCGATATCGTCCACAGACGCATCGCCGTTGCACAGAGCGTAAATCAGATCGCCGCTACTGTATTCGATGCCACGGTCTGTCTGATCTTCGGCGATGGCCTTCATTTTGCTCGGCGTGTACCCAGCATCCCGACAGGACTCTGCCGCGTCGGCATCCCAAAACCCAGCACTCATCCACGCTCCTGCCGCCGATACGCTGAAACGCTCTGCCCAATCTTCTGCGATGCTGTCAGGATTGCTGCCCGCGAAGAATTCGCCCCGGCTGATCAGTTCGTTTTTCATTGCTGCGATTTTTGCTGTTGTTGTCATTGTCGAGAACTCCTGTTTTTGGGTGAAACGAAGTCCCGCCGGAACACTCCGGCGGGATAGTGAACGCTGACGGGGTGTCAGTTCGAGATAAACAGAGAATCCGGCCGGACCGGAAACCACGGTGAGGAGGAATTGATGTGTACGAATCGGCCACCACAGACTTCCCGGGAATACCCGAGAACCTTGAATGGGCCAAACCAAAGGCCATACTCATTCAGAAAGTGGACCGTGCTGCCAATTTCAATTTCGCATGGCACTGGCGGCGTCGTGACCATATCGTTGTTCGCGTAAAACTTTTCAATCACTGTCGCGGGCATGAATGATTTCCTTTGAGCACTCGGTTCGGGTAAAACTGACTTAGTCATCACTCTGGTGAGTATATCGGCACTCTGTTTGATTGTCAAAAGTGTTTGCGATAAAAAACACCGATAATCTTTTAGATCGTCGGTGCTCAGTGATGTAAGTCGGTTCGGTTCAACGAGTTGTGGCGTTCAAAAATCCTGAAACAAACAAAAAAGAACCCCTGAAACATTGGGGAAAGGGGAATCTCGCGCCGCTCCTGCGTGCCAATGGCACCCATAAACGACAAATTGGCGTACCGGAAATGCCACGCAGTCCGGTCCCTGCTGTCGTCGATTCTACGGATCGAGGGTTCGAGGTGTCAAGTGTTCGCGGGATGTCGGTTCTGCTGCTGCTGCTGCTGCTGCTGCTGCTGCTGCTGCTGCTGC